AGCACAGCGCACCTATCGAAAATACGAACAAAAACTAGGCATTGCCCAGCGTGCCAAACAAAAACAACGGGTTAAATCCATCCATGCGAAAATTAAAAATATCAGAAATGACTTTCAGCACAAACTCAGCCGTCAGTTGGTCGATGACCACGCGGCGATATTCGTTGGCAATGTGAACGCGAAAGGTCTGGCAAAAACCAAACTGGCAAAGTCAGTGTTGGATGCAGGCTGGACGAGGTTCCGAACCATGCTCAAGTACAAAAGCCAGCAGGCGGGTGTATGGTTTGAAGAAGTCAACGAAGCGTATACCACCCAGACGTGTTCGTGTTGTGGCTCACGCCAAAACAGTCCGAAAGGTAGAGCAGGACTTGGAATAAGAGAATGGACTTGTCAGGGTTGCGGTACAACCCATGATCGCGACGTGAACGCCGCAAAAAACATTCTCGCGGCAGGACATTGCCGTCTAGCTGTAGGAATCCTCGTCCTTTAGGTCGAGGAGGATGTCAATAGGCTGGAATCCCATAAACTCATAGGCGGGCGCGTTTGAGCCTTCTTTTTGTGGCGTGTTCTTTTGTGAATTTAACGCACGAAAGACAACCAAGCACGCATCAAGCGCGTCGATTGGGTCGCCCTCGATGTCAATTGTGCTCAGCCCTGCAATCGCGCTCTGTAAATCGGACATGCCGCACCAATAAAAAATAGCCCTAGATTAAGGGCTATTGTGTGTGGGCGTTGTGGCTTGGTTTTGGCGGGTTTCGATCTACCAGCCCGCTTCATGGCGGTGCAGCTCAAGTACAATATCGAATGGCGGCATGATTTTAATGCCGCTCCATTCTGGTTGGCCGTACCGCACAAATTCTAACGGATCGCACGAATCGACCGACAACATACGGCCATCTTCACCAACAACCTGCGACAATACGTCTTTAATGTGCGCTATACCATGCTGCGCACCCTCTAGGCGCATGCCGCTAGAATCTTCATCAAAGTACACTTCTACGCCGCCAAAGGGCGTAAGCACACGGTACACATCATCGTCTATCACTGTATTTTCTCCAGATGTCTAAAAACAAACTCAATGTTGCTTTCATTAGGCTTGCCCAGTGTGTAAGAGCCTTCCTTAACCACCGTTCTTGCAAGTTCAACGAATGCAGCCTCCGCATTATCAAAACCCGCCCCAGCAATAGCGTAATTAAATTCACGACTGTGTACAACCAAAAAGCCCTTACCAACACGCTTGGTTTTTCGATTGCGCACCTTTGCTGAAAACAAACTAACGCCCTTATAGCCACCCATGTATGACATATCAGGGTGACGTTTTTGATTGGCAGCCAAGCCCCCACTTGCGGCGGCGGCATCGTCAGTCAACCTCACAACCTCGGTTATTTTTTTCATCATCTTTGTTAGTCGCCCTATTTCTTCCTTTTTGACTTGCAGCACGTCATCAACTGTTTTTGTCGCCAATGCCTCAATGACGACTGCAAGCGGGTGTTTTGGTGCGGCAATGCCGCCTTTGATCATAGCAAACATTTGCGGGTCTTGGCCGATACGCTGCGCCAAAACGCTAGGCATGGCAAAAGACTCTAAACCCATACTCCAAACCTCGGTTGTTTTGTCAGCGTAATACTTGCCCACATACGGATTAAAGAAATTACCCTTGTAGGCGAGTTCGCTTTTATCGTAACCAGAGTCTAATGAAAGGTCTTCTAGGCGGTGCAATTTATCTGATTCGCGCTTGGCTTCTAAAAACCCGTTGGACGCAGCCAATGCCGCCTTGTCAGATTCCATATGATGCCCCATTTCGTGAAACAGTATCTGTTTGTCAAAGTCAGAACCAAGCTGCAAAGTCTTGCTGCTGACGCGATTTTGCGACTCTGTTGTGTAGGCGCGACGGTTGCCGCTGACGTAGTCCAGCGCAACGTGCGAAATACGCCCGTTGGTTAGCGCATACAGTTCAGCAAGGTCTTTGCGCACCTGATCAATGGGATACTTTAATTTTTTAAGATGTTTTGCAGCATCGTCACTAATTGGCTGCTGTTCAGCCCAGCCCTTTGCTGTTGTCGCATCAACCGCTGTAGCCTGCATCAGGCCATCCAAAAAGACTTGTCCGTGTGTTGCTAACTGCTCTGCCATCCTATCTTTTTCTTTCCGATAATCATCTTCAAGTGGCTGTTTAAACTTCTTCCAAGTAATCTTTTCCAGTATCTTGTATTCAGCATACAGCTTTTCCGAAAGGGCTATATCCTCTGGCGTTGACGGATTTATAGCTTTGTATTGCCTGACGATCAAATTCACACGCTCAACGTGCTCACGCCAACCCGCATCTGCCCGGCCTTTTAGTGCTACTGCGGCTTGCTTGATACCCTCCTCATATCTCACTGCATCATCGTACAGCGCGTTGCCAATCTCATGAGTGTCTTTTCCGCGTTCTTCATAATCAGCATATGTAAGCCCGTTCACCTTGGTTTCATCAAGACTGTTGGGGGTCGAAAAATAAGCAAATTCTTCTAATTCATCCAGTCCTTTGTTGCTGTAGCCTGCCTTTGCCATAAGCGTCAACATTTCCTTGAAATAACCAAGGGTCTGTGCTTTTTGAGCCGCCGAGCTGCCAGCGGCAACTGTATTAAGTACTTTTTTAGCATAACTCAAGGTTGCAGCGTGGTTAGTCGGATTAATCACGGTCGGTCGGCCAAGTTCCGCTAGGCATACATCCAGCACGCCCAATGGGTCATTCTGAATGTCTTGATTGGTCATCGTGTCGAGTTCGCTGGCGATAGAATCAAAGCCGTCTAGCGACTTCACGACATTTACGGGTATTAAGCCCGTCCCATTGGCTGTCATGCCCAAGATAAACCGCTGCCCATCTTTGATTGTTTTACGGTCCTTGCCTTTACGTTTCCATTCATCCATCGTGATCGTCTTATGGTCAGGATTGATAGCTGTTTTTTTTGCAGCTTTGGCGACACCTTCTTTTTTGATCTGAGATGCTTTAGTAGGCACATCAAACCCCTTACTTTTTAGGTGACTTATAAGTCCTTCTACCGTGTATGGCGTTTTGCGGTAGATTGATTCGAGTTTTATCGGGTCCCAGCCGCCGCCAATTGTTAAACTAGAAGGTAAGCCATCTCGACTAAACCCGATGCTTTTAACAATATCTCCAGCAAATTTCATCGGCAAAACACCGTCAAGCAAGCCCCATAACTGCATGGCTGCTTTGTCCATATCGGCATCCCGTGCGGCTTGGTTGCTATCTGCTTCACGTTGTCGCTGTTCGGGGTTCATTGCAGCCCGCACGGCGTAATATATCTGTTCCGTAGCGAAACCAGACATCCATTTGTAGATAGGTGCGGTTGTTTTTTCATATGCGCTATCTCGGCGCTCCACTTGTTTTATATTTAATTTAGACCAACCCGCGATATGACCAGAATACACACCGCTCGCCGCCGACATTACGGATTTGATCTTCTGTATATACTCTGCCATCAGTTCTGCTTTGGCTTGATCAAAAGCGGCTTGTTGCTCTGAGTTCTCAACATGCGGCATTGCTTTGGCTTCGGCAGCTCTAATGGTTTCTATATAATTGGTATGTGCCTGTTTTGCATATTGTCCTGTTTGTCGATACATACCCGAAAACGCCTTTGCAAAGTCGCTTTCTGGGAATGGGATTAAATCCTCTGGGGTTTGTAGTTTTTTTTGCACAACACTTTGCGCTGGCTCAAAGTCGCCAGTATCCGCTCTAGTGGCATTCACTGCATCAGCAATAATACCTTTCAGCTCGGAATCATTAGATAGAAGCGAATAGAAATAATCGGGTTTTTTTGCTTTTTCAGCCTCATTTACAATCACATTTATGACTGAATTATTATTGATCCAGATATCAGCAATCGTATCAATGCCGTTTCCCCTGTTTGCAGCCTGCTCAAACATATCTTTATTGGCTAGTAACATCTCCTTCAACTTGCCTACAAGATGCGTCCGCTCATTCCCTGCGCTCAACACCCCCAAACACGCCTCCAGCACGCCCAATGGGTCATTCTGAATGTCTTGATTGGTGATTGTTTCAAAATCACCAATCATGCTATCAAACATCACTTTCTTGGTCGCTTTCTGAACCACCGCATCTTCAATTTCAGCCATTAGAACCAGTGGGTCGATTGTCCCCCTGTAAACATTCAGCACGCGCTTAATCACGGGGTCGCTGTAGCCCTCCACCGTGTGCAAGATGATCGCAGGTAGTGTGTCTTCATCGGCATCTAAAGCCATTTCGTACCGCTTAACGCCTGCAATCAGCAGCAGGTCGCCTAAGCGATTCTGTTGCAGCAGTAGCGGGGTTTTGGCGGTCGGTTGGCGTTCGCGGCTACCATTGGCGAATGGGTGAATTTTAACGTCATCTAGGTGGACGTGCTCAAGTATGCCGTCCGCTAGGAATGAGTCGAATAGCGTACCATTGGCGGCATAGCTTGCAGCACCCCTGCCAAGCCCAAACAACCTCAAAAGTATCTGCATTGCATCGTCTGCCGCCGCCTCGCTATTGAAAGAAAGATAAGATTCAACACCCCTAAGATTATCGCTTACTAACATGCCAGAAGGCTCGTCGTAATTATCATCACCAAGTGCGTACAGTTGGCTCGACAGGTCGCTAATCTCACCTTCTGACAAGCCGCTCGCAGCGATTAACTCCTCCATCTCCGCATCATTAAACCTATCCACCCCGATTACGATTAGACGATCATACCAGCCTATCGGAAATTCCCGCATCGAGTCAGGGTAAGCCTTTTGCAGCTTGCCTGAGCCTTTTTGCGCAGCAGATACACTATTGATTGGTTCGCTGGACATATCGCCAACACCAGCAGCGCTTTCTCTGCCTTTGCGTTGAGCCGCCAAAGCCGTTAAAAAGCCATCATCTTGAGGGGCTTTTTTTGGTGATTTTGTGCTGATTGGCTTAATTAGGCGATTGCGGAACTCAAGCGTAAAATTAGGATCAGACGGCTTCACCGTATGCAACACCATATCTAGCTCGTTATAGCAAACCAGACTTCCATCATCAGCCTGATAGACGCGCATGTCCTCATCATCATAAAGATACCCGACACCCATATTTGCACCACGAAGCGGCATTAACTGCTTCTTTGATATATTATTTATCAGCCAATCGCCTGCTTTGATTTTCGCGGCGGATCGCGCTTTTTTGCTTTCACTCGAATCATCTGAAGCTGTTGCCGAAAAATCTAAAATAATTCCAACATCGTCTGACTTATCGGATATTTCTGGCAGATCAGTAGGGCTGTAATTTGGGTCGATTGCCGTTTTTACATTGTTTTCACGGCCTGCGGGGGTTATTTCAGCAGCCATTTCTTTGGTAGCCGCGTCTGCCATAACGCCTTTAGACCATTGTACAAATTCATCTCTAGCAGGCTGCATTTCGACCGCGCCCACAAGGTCATCGCCTGTAGCCTTGCTAGATACATATTTAAACTCAGATCGTCTGCTTGAGACATCAATGGCGGCAGATTTAAAAATGTAATGTTCAGTCTCAATATACGGTGCAACAGAAACCAACTTATCGCCATTTTTGCTTAGATAAAACCGACCACTATCAATAAGCGACTGCATACCCGCGCTAAGTTCGCGCACAGGCGTAGCATTTGCCTGTTCGGCTTGTCGCTTGGGTTTGTGCATTTTCTGCTTTGCAATATCTGCAAGTAATTTGTGCGCCAAATTAGACGCATACGCTTGTAATTCAGCAGCAGTGGCATCTTCGATCCCAAATTTTTCGGCATTTGACGGTGACGCCTTTAGCTTTTCAAACACAAAGCCGCCCGATGATTCAGAAATATACCAGCTTGTACCGCTTAAACCAGTCCTTGATCCGTTTAATAAATCAATGCTTTGTCGCAAGCTGCTAGATTCGTCTAACAAGCCAACGTCATCTCGCATGTAATATCGACCGTCTTTTTTATCCCAATAGTTAATCAGCCCCAACTCTTTCCATGTGAGTATTTCGATCTTCGTGGGCCGCACTGCGCGTAGTTGGTCGGCATCGTCATCAGACGCTATTAAGCTCCGCAACGCCCCCAAGCACACATCCAGCACGCCTAACGGATCTCGCTCAATATCGGAATCTGTTACCGCTTGAATTGCCTTATCCATCACTAAAAAACCAAAATAGCCCACGATTGGGGCTATCTTGTTGGATATGGCGGACTGTTTTTGGTTTGGTTCCGTTAGGCTGCCATACCCCTCACAGCTTCGACAATCACGCGCACCACTGGCCGCAACTGTGGATGATCAAGGTCTTTTTGGCCTTCGGCTTTGACCTGCTCAATAAGCTGCTCAGTCACCGGTTCGCCATCGAGTACCGACTGGTATAGCGGGTTGGTCGGGGCTGGTTGTGGCTCAGTATTGCCACCACTATCGCCACCTAGCAGATCAATCACCTCAAGCATACGATCCACAGCTTTCATTTCATCGCGGCGTGACAGCTCACCACCACTCAGACTTTCAACAATTGCCACGCCTTCATCGACAAGGCGCATTAGTTCACGACGATTCATGCTCATATCCCCTTATGCCGCTGCTTGCATGGCTTTTTTGGCCGCTGCTTTAACCAAGTCGAATGCTTGACCGACCAAATCATCTAATTCAGCGTTCGGGTTGGCTTCGAGTTCGGCATCCATGCGCTTCAATTCAGCTTGTACCGCCTTAATATCCGCTAGGGTTGCCAGTGGCGTTGCACCGCTAATAACGCTGTTTAGGTAGTCGGCATCGGGGCTTGTCGCTGGTACGTCTGGCTCTACCGCAGCAGGTACGGGCTGTGATAGACCTTTCACATAATCAACACCTGCTTTCGGCAAGTACATCAACCTGTTTGTAGGGGAAACCAAACTATCGACTAATTTGTAAAAACTAAAACCCAGCGGGGTATTATGCGGGCTTGTTTTTATCAGGGCGCGTAGTTCAATTAGTCGAATAGTGTCGGGGTGTTGCTTGTTACCAATAGGCGCTGACCGCTGCAACGACTCGTACTCTCTTGTAGTCGCATTGTTTTTGGCTGTATCAGGGCGCGTTAGCTCCTCTAATACCCAACCATCAGCCAATCTTTGATCAATAAGCTGTTTGTTTGTTGGTGCGCCGTCTTCATCGCTAGACTTGGCGCTTAGGTACTTCGTTTGACGCGCATCTTTTAATACATCCCCCTTTGAAGGCGCTACCACATCGGAATCATCCCCAATCAAGACCCCACTAGCACTAAACCCGCGATCAAAAAGCCATTTCGCCGCGCCCGATTTAGTTGTGAATTCTCTAAACTCAGTCGCTGTTGCCGCCATGATTTTACCATTACGCTGCAATGTACCGCTGCTTGTCTCGCCGTTGTAGCCGTCTTGCTGAATCTCCAGAAAAGGTGCAACTGCTTTTTGTGTATTGCCGCGTGCTTTTTCAGTATCAACCACACCTTGCATCTCTAAAAACTCAGCTTCTGTGCAACCTCGCCACTCAAGAATACCGCTGACAATTTCCCGTTTACTTTTTCCAGCAATCTTCGTTGTGCCGGTGTAAGCGTCAAACACTTTACGGCTGATTTTGTTATCCGCGTCGGAAAAATAAGGCATGTGTTCTACCAATCCAGAATCGGTCTCCTCCATCGCCTTGATTCTTTCAATCATTAGGACCGTGTATCTAAATGATTGATCGTCGTTAGAGTGATCTAATGAGCTGGCTGATGCGATTGCAACACCCATCGCTTTTTTGAACTTTTCAACATCCATGCCTGCTGGGATTCTATCAATCCAGCTAGTGGTTTTTGCATCGGGCTGTGGCGCAATGGTTTTATTTGGGGCAATTAAATCACCTGTCATTGGGTTGGTACTCCAACCAGCGTTCAAAAGATCAATCAGTTTCTCGACCTTCTTTTCGCTCGAAATAACATAGCCACCTTGCACCCGCGACCATCGCCCGTTAATGCCTTTGGCTTCACATAATTGATTAATGCGAGTTCTTCCACCGCCTTTACGTCTGTCAGATACGATCAAAACACCCTTAGCGTTGCGTTGCGGCTTGGTAATAACGTAGTTAATCGTTTGTCCATCGTACTCTTTGTACTGCCCGTTATACGGCTTTTCATCACCAGCATTCCAGTCGTCAGCTTCGGCTTGTGTAACATCGTCAGACTCAGTCGCGGCGGGTGCGGGTCGGCTGTTTGCGGCATAGTGCTGCTCCGCTTCTTCACGGGTTGCAAACGACGCAATGCCCTCTGGTCGTACCGACAAAAACGGATATTTACCACCATCCTCAGAATCCCACACGCCAGAGTAGCCCATAGGCGGCTTTTTGGATTGAACCACCGGCTTATCCAACTCAGCTTGCAGCACCACCATTTCAGCATCCAATCCCGCAATCGTCGCGCTGTGCTGTTCGATACGCCCGCTGACCTCGGTCAATTCCTGCGCGTTTTCGGCCTTTTTCGCATTGGTGCGGGTAAAGCGTGCGCTGTTTTGGTTTACCAGCTTCATTATGCGAATAGCCAACACTGGCAACTGCACATCTTCACCTTGATTCGGCTGCACCGCCGCCGATACATCGCGGGCATTCAGTAGGATTTTCCAGCTAATCAGCGTATCGCCCGGCAGTAATTTTGACGGCGTAGAATCGGGATTGTGGAAAACAATAGAAACCGACTGACCATCTGAAACCTCAAAAATCGCGGCCACCTGCGTGACTTTATTGCGCTTGAAAGGCTCAGACTGGCGGTAGTTGCTGATCGTCAAGCCCCCGCCGGCGGCAGCATCCATAGCCTCAGACAAGAGTTGCATCAGCTTGTCCAGACGACGGTTTTCTACGATGATCGCATCGTAGCCCATCATTTCAGCACCAAGCCACTCAAGCATCGCGGGCATATCATCGGCTTTCATCGCATCGAATAGCTGCGAATCATCGTCATGTTTAACCAGATCAAGTAGTAGAGTAGCCGTGCTGCCACCGTGTGACTTTAGATTGATACCGTCCCACATCGCGGGTTGCATCGTGGTGACATCCTGCAAGGCCAGCAGGTTTTTGCTGTATACCGGCAAGTTATCGCGTGGATTTAGTTTTTCGCTGTTTAGATAGCGCATCAAACCTTTTCCATTCGACTCAGTAACCGCCTGCACTTCACAGCTATCAAAAAACCGCCCGTATTGGCTCTGTACCCACTCGACCGCCTGATCAGCGTCTAACGCGCCAATGACCGCTACAGCGTCGAATAACGCGCCTGTAGCACCCTTAGACTTCAAGTTGACCACTTGCCATAGATCGGCATCGGTAGCCGTAGGCGATAGCAGGGCGTCGATCATGCGGCATTGGCCGACAATATGCCCAACTGCTAGATTTGAATAGATGTTATCGAAGCCTGGCACGCGGCGGCTAGTGCGTGGGGCGTGGGCTTGCACAAAAATGCTTGTGTTGGACACGGTTTTTTCCAAAATGCAATGAATGGCCTATCTTGCGTAGGCGTGGGCGTGGGCGTGGCGTAGGGTTCCGTTTGAGAAAGATTGAAAAATAATTGACGAAAGGTGTTGACGGTTACGGATAACCGAGTTACATTAGCTTCAACAGGACGGCAACGGACTGTAGGGGATCACCCCGTAGTGACTTGGCACTGACAACCAAGATTAGGAAATCATCATGCCAAAACAAGCAATCGTCACCCCAAAACCTGTTGTCCTCACCATCGAGCAATTGCAAGCAATGAGCTGGACTTGTGTGTCTCACTCTGTTGACACCGTAGAATGCGATCAAGAAACAGTCATTGTTGGCATCGAATATGACGAAGAAGGCAATGAAGTTGACGTTGAGCGCGAGTATTTCAATCGCTACGCATACGGCACTGCAACAATGCGGGCGGGCGAAAATCCAGCGGTTGAAATCTCATTTACATGGGAGGCCGGCCATGAGGAAAAACACAGCTATGAAGATAGCTTTGATTTTGACTTGTGCGTTCACGCTGACAGTGAAATCAAGCTGACAGGCTGCAATCTGGTCGATGAGGATGGTGATGCAGTAGAGGGCTGGGAACTAGGCCATGCACTGACCGAAATCGCAGCGGGTTGCGAATGGGAGGCCATGGTTCGCGCCGACCTGCCAATACCTGAAACCGAAGTGCTGGAAACGGCAACCGAAGGGCAAGACATCACTGTATGGCGCGATAACGCCCCTGAAATCGCATTTAAAGGCGCATGTATTGGCGGCGCGTCAAGCCGTAGTCAGTACAACGACAACGGACGCTGGACAGACCTGTATCTGTACCAGACCGTAGGCGGCAAGTTTGTCTGCTACGAGCGCAATAATTCGCAGTGGCAAGGCGAGCGCACCAAGCACAAAGCCGAAGTCTGCACCAACCACGCCGAAGTCGTTGCATGGTTCGGTCAAGGCCGTGTAGCCAAAGAACTGTATGCAGACGCTGGCATCAGCAACGTGCAAGTGATCGACTAATCAGACACACAAAAGCCAAAAGCCTAGCCGCGTGCTGGGCTTTTTTTATATCTCGGATTCGGGATTGGTCAAGCCAAACAACAACACCCTAGCTTCAAAGCTTAGTATCCCGTCACGCGGGATTGGTCGGAGCGTATGCTTTGCCCGTTCAGCAACATGATGGTATCCCGTCACACGCTGGATTATTCGATGATGATCTGGCTGGACTACCACCAAGATTCAGCATCTCGGATTCGGGATTGGTCGGAATCACTGCCAAATGATTGGGGCAGCAAGACTGCATCCCGTAACACATGGGATTGGACTAGGTTTTACAAGGCACCGACATGGCAATGACCAACAGAGAAAAGCAAGCCGCCTACCGCAAGCGAAACGCGGGGCTGATTGTAAAGGCGGTAATCACGCCACAGGCAAAAGAAGCACTTGATCGATTGGTTGCGGTTGAACCTACGCAATCACAAGGGCAAGTGATCAGTGAAGCATTGATACAGTTTAAGGACGGGAAAGATGAAAATGACACCGTTTAAAGTCACCTGCCACGTCGCCACCCCAATGCAGCTAGGCAGCCACCCGCTGCACCTAGACGGCTTGCTGTACTGGTTGGCTATCGAGCATCAAGCTGATGCACAAGACGTGCTAGACGTTTGCCTAGACCAACAGGCGGGTATCTATAAAGCAAGCGCCTTGTGCTTTGCCCCACAGCCGCTAGAAATCGTCACCACCCGCGCCGCGTCGCATCCAACCTGCTGGAAATGGAATGAGTTTAGCCTGCCAACAAGCGCAAAAACCATTGTGCAAAAAGGTGGGCCGTACCGGTCGAGAATGACCAGCTACACTGCCTACCAATGCAGCCAAGTCGTGTTTTTTGGCGTAGGCGATATGACCAAGATTCAGGCGTTACTGTCCACATGCAATGGTCTAGGTCGCAACAGCAACCAAGGTTGGGGCGAAATAACCGCGATTGAAATCGAGCCGATGGATCAGGATTGTTCGTGGTTTATGGATGATCAGATCATGCGGACGCTACCGCTGGACTTAATCCCAAGCAACACAGATACAAGCCACGCGCTGCAAGGACTGGCAAGCATTGCACCGCCTTACACCACCACCGCCAAACAAGCCACACAATCCCCCGTTTTTCTAAAGGTATAACGCTATGAAAACAATCTTTTTCGCTGGCAAAATCAAAACCGTATCACCGGTTGCCGTGACCGTTCCCGATACCGTCGGCATGCCAAAAGATAGCGCCGGTAACGCCTATCTGCCTGCAAATAGCATCCGTGGCAAGTTGCGCCACAGCCTGCATGAAGCAATCGCACGCCATTATGCAGATCAAGGCAAGCCGCTTACAGTCGATCAGCATTACATGCTTGGTAGTGGCGTAGACACAGCACGCGCACTGAAAGATACCAGCAGCAACATCGGTGCAAATACCGCACGCCGCGCCGCCAATCCAGTATTGTCGGTTTTTGGCAATTGGGGCTTGGCTGGCAAGTTAGGCGTGGGCAGCGGCTACACTGGCACAAAGGCGGTTATTCACGGCGCGGGCGTTCGTAAGCACGTCGGCAAGGAGTGGCTAGATCAAATAATCGACCTATCGGAAATCGACTACTTAACCGAAATCCTAAGCCAAGACGGGCAAACCAGCCAAGACTCGCAACCGATCAAAGACCGCCAAAAACTGCTCAAGCGTGAACTGAAAGGCGCGGACGCTACCCGCAAAACCGAAATCAATACTGAGCTGGCAGACCTTGATCAGCAGCTACGCGAACTCAAAGACTTGCGCACTGGGGCAAGCGAAAGCATCCAACGCCCGCTAGAAGGTTTTGAGGTGATCGACCACGGCACAACCATGCCGCACCGCATGATCTTAAAGAACCCAACAGACACCGAGCTACACACGGTGTTACTGAGCATTGCAGCGTGGGCGTATGAGCCGATGATTGGTGGGCATCACAATCTTGGGTGCGGCAATATCGACGCAGAATGGGAAATCTACGAACAAGCATTTTTGTCGAATGCGCGTACCAAAATTGGCACGGTCGGATTTAATGAAACGGGCTTTTTTGTCGAAGGCATTGTGTTTGATGCAGCGGCAACACTGCAACACATCACCACTGATTTTGACTTGGCACAGGTATAACCATGAATGCCATCTTAGGCGCACGGCTTCGCGCAACTTTCGCGCCTGAAATGGCGAATGAAGCCCCACAAGATTGTAATTCAGACTGTGAAAACTGCGGGCGTAAGCCGTCGGAATATGGCGGCGTGGCGTATGTCAGCACGGACAGCTACAAGCGGCAATTGGCACACTGTCCCGATTGCCGACCGATCAGCATTCAAGCCCCACAGACGCTAGGGATTGCGATTGAACCCGCTACGGGCTTTACCCTTGCCACATTCAAAGGCGGTTACTTGGTTGTCCCTGCGACTGACAAGCCATCACTACTTGTATCTGGCAAGTACCCTGCCAAAATCCACCAACACGCGGTTGACGTGGTGCCGCTTGGTGGACACGCTGCTAAAGCATGGTTATTCAGCAATCACCAAGCCGATAGCTATGTGTTAGAGCTATCGCCACGGCGTGAACGGTTTAGCCGCCATGCCATGCCATGTGACCATAATCACTTGGTGATTGCCACTACAAGCGGCGCGGCAAAAATCAGCCTATCTGACTGGCAAAATAGCCGTGACGCGCTACGCGGCATCGCCAAATACAAAGACGTGATCAGCTTGGCGCGTGGACTCACAGAGGGGCGCTTGCACTTGTCCAGCGACAAGGTACAAGCGGCATTAACACCCGAAATCATGGCGGTTTTATCCGCACTACCTAAAGACCCCATTTCGCGCTGTTTCGTGTTAGACGCGCTCAGTGGCTTGGAGGCTGTATGAATCACTTATTTGCACTAAAGCCGCACAATGAAGCGCACAAGGCGGTTATGGCTGTTTTGCACAAGACAGGGCAAGACTGGAAAACCAAAGGCACGCGCAAAATTCAGTTTGCCAATCTTGGCAGCCTGATCTTGGTTCGCACCAATCAGCAGCCAACAGGCATCCCGTGCAAAGCAGATGCGCCGGTATTCAGCACAGGCCAACGCCTAACGCTACAGGTCATCCTACCCGCACAAAAACGGGCGCGGGACTACCGCACAGCACCCGCAATCCGCACACAGTCAGAAATGAATGATCTTGCATCGGCATTGCTTGCTGAAAATGGCTTGTCTGTGGATAGCATCGAGGGCAAGCCAGCACATTCTGCTTTTTTCAAAAAAGACGGTCGGACAACGGTTATTGCTGCAATGCACTTTGTCGCCACCGCCACCGTTACCGACCCGCAAGCCCTTGCGATTGCCTATACCCAAGGCGTCGGCCGCGAGAAATCGTTAGGGTTTGGCATGCTCATTGTGAAGGAGGTTTGATTATGTTTGATCTAGTTAAAAAGGCGTTCGCGCCGACTGGTTTTTTGGTCGAGCAAGGCGGGCGGCATACGCCAGAACAAGGCAACTACGCGCTATCCGTAGCCGTAACCCTGCTATCACAAGGCAAGATGAATCTAAGCCTGTTAGAAGCTGAAACAGGCGTAGGAAAGTCGCTAGGCTACCTGATTCCTAGCTTGATCTGGTTGGCTCAAAATCCCAAAAAACAGATTGTGGTCAGCACGTTTACCCGCGCACTGCAAAAGCAATTGATCGACGAAGATGCACAGAAAGCCTGTCAGTTTTTGGTAGCCAGTGGCTTGCCCGCTGTTAAGGTCGCCTACAGAATGGGCAAGGCTTCGTTTTTCTCAATTGATCGTGTGGCACTCCTGATTGCTGAAATTCAAACCGAACAAAACAAGGCTTTGCTGCATGAGTTTTACCAGTACGCGCTGCATTCAGCATCACATGGTTCTGGCCTGTGGCGTGACTGGATCGACGAACACGGGCAGTTTCCATGCGACATTAGCCCCAACAGCATCGGCTTGATTGGCGACCAAACCAGCATCGCTTATGAAGCGCATCTGACCGCGTCCAAAGAAGCCCAACTGCTGATCACCAATCACGCCACCATGCTGATTGCAGTTAGCCGCAAAATCCTAGACCTTGATCGGGTTCACGCCATTATTTTTGATGAAGCACACGAACTCGAAGCAGCGGCCAAAAGTTTCTTAAACACCCGCCTAAACTTTACCGAGCTACTGAGCAAGACGCACGGTATGGATGGACACGCCGCAATCGCTGACTTACTAAAACAGTGGACAGAGGATCTATCCAGCCACGTCAACAAAAGCCTGATCAATAGCGAACACCCCGCGCTTATGCTACAGCAGCAGGGCAACGCTGAAAAACTGCTTGACCTGCTAAAAGGCACGCTAGGCAAACTAAGCACCAAGCAACGCAAGGCCGACTCTGGCATCGAGCTTGCCGAACTTGTCGAGCGAGTCGGTTCGTGGTGCGCCGGTGCGGAAAGCACGCAGCGTAAGGCAATCGCGTTTTCTGACAAAAAGTCTATTCCTAGCCTTGCGATGGTTTCGAGTGCGGCCGCGCCTTTCCTACGCAATCTGTTTGAGCAACTGAATAGCAATGTGATTATGACCAGTGCAACACTGGCAGATATGCAGCCGCAAACATCGTTTTTTAACATCAAATTCAGTGCAGGTTTGCGTGACTTTACAATCTGCCAAGAACGGCGTTATAGCCCTAATCAGTACGGCACAATGACATTCGCAGTCACTGAGTATGAAGGCGGTATCTTTAGCGGTAAAAGTGACGATGAAGCTGATGAAGTTTGCTACAGCGCGGCATGGCTCAAGCAAACAGCAGAAACAATCATGTCAAGCCGTGGCAAGACGCTAGTGCTGGTTCCGTCATTTCGTGAGGCCAAGTTATTGGCGGGTTTGTTGCCAAAAGATCAGGTGATTTGTCACCAGCCAAACCAGCCAAACTACCAAGTCACACAGACGTTAATCAGTGGCGATAGTCGTATCCTCATTACGCCGTCATGCTGGGAAGGGGTCAATATCCGCAATGCCGACGGTTCGCAGGTTTTAGAGACGATTGTGATTAGCCGCATTCCCTACGCGCCGCCTGATTTGGTGCGCCTTACTGCACTGAGCAACTACCTAAAGGACAAGTCAGAGGCAAACAAAATCATCCATCTAATGTCACGCCAAGCCGCGTTACGCAAGGTCAAGCAGGGTATTGGGCGCGGCATTCGTAGCCCAAATGATCGGGTGCATGTAGTCTTTTGCGACCCGCGCATCAAGGCGGCGCGGCATGCAATCCCTAAGCGGTTTGTGGCGGCGTTTGATCTGGCAGTCAACAAGGGTAAAATCACCAATGTTTTTTAGTCGCCTTTAACGCACTGTTTTTGCTTTGCTTTTTTTGGGTCACTGAAAATTGGGTTAAATGCTGAATTTAGCCGATACTCTTTAAAAATCAGATGGTTTTGGTTGGATGGTTACAGTATCCCGTCAGGTGCGGGATTTAGCGGAAAACATACGCCCGCAAACTGGCAAACAAGGCGTATCCCGTCAGGTGCGGGATTTAGCGGAAAAGTGACTTGATTGTCACTGTTACCCTTTTGTATCCCGTCAGGTGCGGGATTTAGCGGAGTGTTAAGGCGTTACAAGACCAACGACTCTAGTATCCCGTCAGGTGCGGGATTTAGCGGTTGTCGAAGCATTCAGGTTGCCAGAGTGCAAAGTATCCCGTCAGGTGCGGGATTTAGCGGAACTGGTAGATTTGGTCGGGTTCGATCGGTTGGTATCCCGTTAGGTACGGGATTGGTCGGTCTTGTCCTTCACCAAGTCGAGCGTAACCCGCGTATCCCGTCGTGTACGGGATTGGTTGCCGCCTACCAGTCGCCCGCGTTGCCTAGCATCATCGGATACATTTTCTGAAAGCCAAGCTGAAGCTGCAAAGGGTCACGGTCGCTGCCAGACAAGTCTAGCGAACTGCTGGTAAGCGCCACAATCCAGTTAAAATCTGCTGGTTTGGTTTTTTTATTGTTTCGGTCAAATAAATATATCCGCATGTTTAGCAGGTAATCGTAGGGTAGCCCTTGCGTCCCGTCCCGCTTGAACATCGCCCTCTTAATGGCTTGCACCATCCTGATAATATCGCCATTGGCTGTTTCTAAAAAAGTGACTTGCACCTCACTAGAGCTATTGCCCGTAATGTAATTTTGTTGGTGTGCCCCAATTTGCACACTGTCATTTTGCGCATCGAGTAGCCCAAAATTAACCGACGTTGCAAGCCACGGCAAAGCCCAGCCCAGACCATCAGGCTGCAATGCCAACACAGACCCAAGCACCCCGCCTGCACTGATTGGACTTGGATTTACTGGTGATAGCTCTACAACATAATGCGCCTTTGATAGCGTACCAAGTGCGTACACCTGCTTATACGCCGCCTTCAATTCCTTAGAATCCAAACCAGACCACGGTGCATTACTCGCCTTTTTTGAAATATCTATATCTATTCCGGCCATTACTCATCCTCCATGCCATCGTCTTGCTCAGTATCTGCATCGTCTGTAGCTGGATCATCGGCTTGTGGCGGTTGCCCTTGCGGGTCGCCGCCTTCTTCACCTTCAGGCGCGGCTGGCTTCAAGTCTTTGGCTAGTTTTTCGGCTTCCTCAAAAGTCAGCCCTGCCTGTTTCTCCAGCAGCATCGCCAAGTTTTGCGTGGACAGGCCAACTTCTTTAATGATGCTAAGCGCTTGCCCCGTCATCATTAGGCCATTCATGCGGTTATTCTGGTTAGTCAGTTGCTCAGTCGCCATAGCCGCTTGATCGCTGTAGAAGTCAAAATCCCACGGCTGATCAGCTTCATCAAACGCCTCACCATACCGATAACCCCAATCCAACGCAGCCAAGCGATTCAAGGCTTGACTGAGCGCCTGCCGAACCATTACCGACCGTCTGGCAATACTGGCCGACGTGTGAAACGCCGCGCCATCGCCTAAGCCGCCCGCCAACATATCAGCCCAACCGACCTGTGACATATCAATGCCGATACCGCCTAGCAGCCGCTGCATATTAAAGCGTAGGTACTCGATATTGAGGGGTGCGCCGCGTTGCCCTGCAATGTCACCAACAGGATTTAACACCTGTTTTTCGCCCCACGCTGGCAACACATGCCACTGAGTAGCCCAAACCGATTCACCGCCCGTTAAGGCTTCACGGACGTAGGATTCATGGCTTTTTACGATCTGCTGCAAACCTTGCTTGTATTTTTTTTGCTGTTCGGGGGGCATGCCAGACATATCGACCGACAAAAACATCTGCTTCACAGAATCAGCAATTTGTTGGCTATTCAGGCTTGCCAGTGACACATGCACGTTTTGCCACGGCTCTTCGACCTCAAACAAAAATGAACCGCCCACGGGTGCGGCAATAATCGGCAATTCGCTACGGTTATTCGATTGCAGCATTCTAGCCCTGATAATACCTTGCACGGGTTCCCACTGTGGCACATGGGTAGTCCGTGGCATCTTCATGCGCACAAGCTGGTTTGTGGTAAGTTTGGTGATTGCCCGTTCCCAATCGCGTGATTCTAACGCCTGAAAGCCGACGGTGCGTCCGCCTTGCTCAAAGGACTGGATCAGCGGTGGAAAGGTAAATTCATCACAGATAATATCGACCACGCCCACCCCTCTCTCGGCATAGTTGCGCACATAGGCGTCACCATAGCGCAGGGCGTCTGAGCAAACCTTGAATACAATCCGGTTAATCAATGGCTCTAAATGCCGCCGCCGCGACTCTACTTTTTTGCGCATTTCCGCGTTGCGCAACCCCTTGCCACGGTAGCGCACAGCAGGAACCATAAACACCATATCACCACGCGCCGCGTCGCCACCAAGCGCAGCCGTCACATGCAAGTTCAGTGCTTCCGATAGCGATGGATCAACCGACATTCGCTGCCATTGCGTGTAAATATCCTTTCTGTGTCGCCGCTTAGTTTCTTTGGTTTCGTAGGTGCCAAGCGTGAAAGGGGCTTGCGCCTCATAAATCGGGTTCACGTCGTTAATGCTTGGCATTTGCTCAGTCTGAGCTGCTAAGCGGTTCGATATAAGCCGATCTGCTAACCAGTCGCCAAAGCTCATAAAAATGCCAATCTATACGGTAGATTGGCACATTGTGGCCGCGCATTGGCTTGTGGTCGCCGCTGGTTCCATTGCTACGGGGTTTGTAATACTGGCAAGTCTGGCAACACTGGCAACACCGGCGGGGCTGGTAATGCGATAGAACACGTCGTAAATGACGCGGCCTTTTGCTGGATAGCATCAATCAGTCTGGCAAATGCTGCTGCATAGGCCACAAGCTGAAGCTGGAAGCCGATTATCGGCTTAATAATCGGCTCAATCAGCGTGTCTACCAGCTTTTTCAGGTACTCCAAAACCTTGAGCGGGTCGGTTGGTAATGTCAACAACTCAAGATATGGCGCAAAAACCGCCAATTGTGCCGTAATATCATCAATCTGCGACTGAATACCAGCAAGCGCCTGCAATGCCGCCGCCTGCAATGCCGCGCAATCAATAGCGCCTTCGATTTCAGCAGTTAAGCCGTTTAAATGATCAAGATTTACTTCAGCCATCGCTCAATACCTCAAAAAATGTTAGTCACAATACCTTCGGCAACCGTAACAATCTGCCCCCTCACACTCACAAACGAACCTGTCGCGCCCGTGCCGACTGCGAGGTTGCCAGTCACTCGCAAAGCACCTATAACTCTTGTTGCTATCGCATCAATCAAAGCACTATTTTCAGCAATGACTTGTATGTTCTTTTGACGGATACGCCGCGTGTCGACCACCGCCCCCGCGCCGTGGCTGCGATATGCCCAAATGACAGGCGAATCAGCCTGACCACCTGCAAAGAACACATACACTTCAGCACCCGCCAACACTTGCAGCTCAGTATCGCGGTCATCGTGGCCGACTGGATAGGCAAAGGTAGCGGTTAGGCCATCGGTTGCGCCATCGGTTAGGCCGTCGATATGCACCTGAGCCGTGCGCGTTGCCGCGTCATAGCTCAGGATTTTGGCGGGGTAGTCGCGGTTAGAGTTGCCCATTAGCGCGGCCAGAGTTGCCCGAAAGGCGGCATACTATTTGAGGCTGACGCAAGGTCATCGAACATGCTGTAAGCGTATGTGTAAGCATACGGGTCAGTATCATATAGATCAGAATAGAAGTAAGTCATAATCTCAATTCCAGCGGATTAACGTAGTTGCAAATGCACCGTTGCGCTGATCGCTTTTTTGCGAACCCGCACCCAGCGACAAATACGAGTTGCCATCCAATAAACCCTGAATGACCTCACCTAAGCCTGCATTTTGGCGTGCAGTACCGAGGATTACCCGTGGTCGCCAAAACACACCCGACGGACTGATACACGCGGCAGGAAAGACAGGACAAGTTGTACCGTTGGCGATACTCCGATCAGTCGAAAGCGGCATCGGAATGGCAACGATCCCACCCACAATAGCTTCACTTGTCGCGTTGGCATAGTCGATATAGCGAAATTCAGGGGTGCTAGTATTTCTTTCTTGAAATCCGACCAATAGAGTATTGCCGTTGGGCGTGCCGTTTGAGGTAAGACTCCGCTCAATCACAAACACACCACCACAGCTATTAATGAGTGTACCCAGTGACAGTGCAAACCAAGAAGACCCGTAACTAATGTAGGAGTTTGTGGGAGTTGCAGCCCCGTCAGCGTGGTTACAGACCTTGACAATTGACATCAACACACCACCGATGTTGCCCGCACCGTCGGCAGATTTACCTATAGTTGCGGATAAGTGTACCGCGTTGCCCGAAGAACCGAATCCATAGCCTATTTTAATGAAGATCGGATGAGTGGCTTGTAGTGCATCATTGAACCGATAAACCTCACTACCTACGACCGTTCCTAAAGAATTGCCATTAACAGTCTCCCAGTCAATGTCGCCAGATTGAGGCACACGAGTCAGCATTGCGCCAAGCTGAGCCGATAAGGTAGAACCAAACGACCTGAAACCAGGTGTATTTCTACCATCCAAAATCAAACCAAAAATTGCAGTAGCCATATTCTTACACCTCAGTCGGTAAATAATCGAAGCTCATGGTCATAGTTGCGTCTGCCAGCGACAGGTTACGCACGCTGTAGTAGCAGTTGCCATCGGTGCTGTATCCATTAACAGCAGGTGATAGCACAGCAGACAGCAAGCCGTTAACGCTATGAAATTCCAGAAGTTGTGCTGACCCTTGCACATAATCCATCCCCAACGGACGCAGTAGATCGGCATCACGGGCCGCTGAGCTTGGATACAGTCGCACGCGCATACTTGCACTTGTCGTGATAGACCGCAGCAAGTACCCAGCAGTGACAGCAAATGACCCTGTGACGGTCTGATTGTTGGGGATAGTGCCAAGTGCTACGTTGAGTGTAGCGCGTGGTGGCTTAACGTAAGCCTTGATCTGCCCAACACTAATCGCCTTATCGCCAGCCTCGCCCGTCGGCATCTGGATTGCGTCTGTAACCCCACTGACTAGCAGTGCATCATTGATCTTTGTCATGCGCTTAACTCCACGTTTGCACTACTTGCCCACTGCACGACATCACCTGATGCCCACTGCCAACCAACACCTGATGCCCACTGCCAACCAACACTTGTTACCCGCAACACCCAAACACTTGGAATCCCAGTGTCTAGCGCATCTTGTACGGCCTGATAAAAAGGATTGTTTGGCTCAAAGCCTAACCGCCCGCGAATGGTTTTTTGATCAATAAGCATTGGTTTGTCGGTGCGCCCACGCATGAACTTGCCGATGATCAGGCCGTTGGTTAATCTGCCGATAACCGCCAAACCAGACTTGTTTTCGACTGCCCGCAACTGGATACCGACTGCTTCACCTAGAACCTTAACTGGCTGCATGCACCCTCACAGACTCGATAGCCATAGTTTTGTAGCAGCTACTGAGCTACCGCCTAACGCGCCTGTATCAACCCTGTGCGCCGCTGTAAGCACCACATAAGGCTTGCCACTGACTTGCACCACGCGCCCGCATTGCAGGTTTAGATCAAGTGGCCGCAAAATCGAACCACGACAGATCAGCACCTTTTCCATGTTTTTAAGTTGCCGCGCATCCAATCTAGGCAAGTAAGAAACAGGCTTGCCACGGTTTAACGCCTCATTCTCGACCGTCGAACCATCATCCGCGATAGAGTAAAAGGCGGGCGTTTGCAGCATCTGCATCTTGGGGCTTTCAATCCACGCCACCGCGCTAGGATCAAACTTGCCGACTGGTTCAGACTTGAGCAAAGTATCAATTTTAATGACTGATAGCTTGCCACCCTCAAGATAGACAATAGCCGCTTCCTGCTGTAGCCGATTGGCTATTTCAGCCGTGGGCATGCCACCGCGCAAACAGACAAACCGCGCCAACGGCAAGTCTTGGCCGATTGCCATTTTTGCCCCACAAGCACGCAATGCACCCGCAAAACTGCCAGACTCCAAAATCAGCGCCTTGCTAGTCGGCTCAATCAGCGCTTGGCAACCACTGAGCACGCCCACACAAGCGATACCGCCAATACGCCGCCCGTCCTTAATCATCTGCGTTTTGATTGGTTGCGCCTTGATCAGCGTGATACTGATTGCAGGTTCCCCGATCAACAATTCAGCACCGACCACCAATTCAGCATCTGTATCGACGTTGCTTTGCGCGGTTAGCTCAAGCGTTGCAGGCACTGGCACGCAATCGGTTCTAAGCGTTACCGATAGCAATTCAGCAGCCGATAACGTCCGACCCGTTGCAGCCACTGCCATCACAATCATGGCTTGGCATCTAACGTAAATGGCGGGGCAATAAAGGCGTTTTTGGGCAATAAATCGCGCTGTTGGTCATAGTTGCCCCGCGCCTCACTGACCGACAATCCAAAGGCTTCAACCCCTAGACTACGGCTTGCCTCGTTGCGTTGCGCCTGCAACCAGTCGCAATGCGCCAACACCACTGGCTTGATAAACGCCCACTCGTAGGCGTCTATTTTAAGACTGGTATTTAGCGAAATAGTCAGCGTAGCAAAACGCTGCTCTTCAAAAGTTGCCCACGCTGCATACAGGCGGGCTTCTTCAATCATTGCATCTTGCACGTCATCCACCAGCAGCGAATAACCCGACAACTGCAACTCAGTATGTAATCGCTCAGATATTTCAGCAATCGTACCGACCGTAGCCCGTGGATAATCGCCGCTGTGTGGCTGCAATAGCATGGTAATTACCCCAACAAGCCACGAATGGCATTCACGCCGCCTGCAATCGCACCGACGCCACTAGCGACGCCACTGGCCGCACGCAACACGCCTTGCACCCGATCAACCAAGCCTTGAATGCCGCTAACGCCAAGTTGTCCGGGGAACACGGTATTATTTCGACCGATACTGGCATACGCGCCAAAATAGGCATAATCCACGCTACCGCTGACATCAAGCACTTGCGACCGACTCGACGCCTCAATGCTTGGCGAATCAAAACGGAATTTACAATCCGTCATTTCATAAGTGCGCGTGAAAGCACCTAGCCGACCGACGTAAAAATCACAATCAATAGCTCCGCCACTGGCAACAACAAATTCGGCAAATTGCGACACATGCCCCGCCTCGGTTTCGGTCATAGTGATTTGGCCTTGATAGTGGTTTTTGGGAATACCGGCAACACCCATCTGAGCACCACCACCCAAGTCAACTTCGGCTGGATCGTGATTGGTAACGATAAGATACGGCATGCTTTTAATCAGCAGGCGACCATCTGTGTAGCCACGGGGGACTAACATGCCTTGGCACGCCAACAGTGGCGAACCGATTTGCTTCATTGCCTCATAATCAGCTTTTAACTGATTCAGTAAGACGGGGTTTACTTGACCGGTCATTAGAATGGACTCGTACTATAGATACGGCCATTCTGTTGACGCTATGCGGGGTAGGCTTTGCGGGGTTCCATTTTCAGTTACATGAAAAAGCCAATGAAATCAATGGCTGTTTTTAATTAGAAAGGAGAGTAATCATTTACCGTGTAAGACTGCATCACCACAGCAACGCCCAAACCAAAATCTTCAGCGACTTCTGAGTCAATCACGACTTGGGGGACAATGTTTGCAGGCACCAAGCGACGCAACACCGGTGCAAGCTCTGACAGCTCTGAGCGCTCCACAGCAGCATCTAGGCGAATACGGATACGACTTGTTAAAAACCGATCAACCGACTGTAATTCATTCAAAAAACGCGGGTATTCACTGGCATATAAAACAGAGTGCCACATACGCACAATTTGCCATTGATCAGGCCACAGCATCTGTAAAACGAACTGTAAAAAGCCTAGTCCGCGTTCACTGGCAAGGCTTGACCAATTGGCATAAATCACGCGCATCAAAATATCAGCGGTAACAGGCCGCCGTAGCACTGCCAAGCCGTCTAATTTGGTGAAGCGTTCGACCACGGTACGCCCGCCCAAATGGGGTGCGCCATAATCCACCAAGTCTTGTAAGCCAGCCTGCAAGTCATTAGCCATAACTTGCACCACAGCACGCGCTAAGGCCGTTTCTAGGCCGTCGTGGGCGTGTTGGGCTGCAATCGGTAGCGTGAAGCCTAAAGCGTCCATAACGACCCGCCTGTGTCCGCCGTGCGGCTTAGTGTCACCGTGATACTGGCATCAGTCAGATACAGCCATTCGTGGGGCTTGATTGTATTTGCGCCCAAGTTTTCACTACCGACTACAAAGTCACTGATTCGATCTTGAAACGCCGTGATATTGCCGCGCATCAGCCTACTAATTTCTTGCAAGTTAATGCCGTCTGGCATCCATCGGCTTGCTGCGATGGTGCCCTTTCCGTACTTGGCAGTCAGTAGGCCGCGTATTTGCGCCGCAACCGTGTCTAAGTCATGCACCGCAGCCAATCGACCGGTAATCAGCAATTGGTAGGGGCGCTCGACCACAGCACGCACTTTCACGCGCCCGTCATACAGCGAATCGCTACGCCCAATTAGTTGCTGAATGTCACTCACAACCGTGGCCTGCTCAAGCGGGTTTTTGGCAACCGTGGCAATGTTCAAATGGTTAATATCGGAAAGCTCCACGACCCCGTAGGCGCGTTCCTGAATCGTTTCATTCCACACCGCCAAGTAATCGACCCGCGCCATAAATTTCTTACGCGCCAAAAAGTCGAAGCTACCCAAAAACACCGCGTTTTCATCGTACAAGGCGGGATAACTTGCCAGTAGGCGCAATTGACCAATCGACAGCGGATCAGCCCCCGCACGCACCAAACCGCCTACCTTAAAGCGCACCCGTACCTTTTGTTCAGCAGTGGTTAGCACATCACTGAGCGCGGCATCTTTTAGCGTAGCGGTATCCACCGACCCGTAGGATTCAATGATCTGAAAAACGAACTGTTGCGCCGTGGCAACGGTACGCCCCGCCCGTAAATCATCGCCAAACTCGACCAACACGCGCCGCAAACTATCAGTCGTAATCGTGACTGCGTATTCCAGCGGGCTAACATTCATCCAACGTGGTGCATGGCGGTAAGTATTCGGGATAACGTCGGTATCCAAAATAGTCAAGCCTGCCAGTAGCAAACCCGCTTGCAAGGTGACAGGGACGCGATGGAAAGGCTCAGACAGTGGCACGCTGTAGGTGACTTGTCGCAATTCGCTTTGTTCTGCCAGTACGTCGCCTGTAGCACCACCAGCCACCGTTACCGACGCAAGCAAACGCCACGGACGCCCGTTGCTATCTTCGATCAAGCGCCCCTGCGATAGCGTGACAGTCGCTGCGCCACTATTGGATACTGTTAGCGTGTGTTGGCACGCCGTGGCAACCGGCAAAATCCCCTTGTTTGTCGCATCTGCCAGAATCGACCGGTCACGGGTTTTGATAAAAGGTTCAATCGTTGCTACGTCAATTTCACGCGCCAACAGTGCCAAATATGCCGCGTTAGCGCGTACCTGTTGCACCACAAGCGGATCGCCCGCTTGGTAGCGTTCAGCAATGGCGGCATCGTCTAATGACGCAACCAGCCGCGTTTCAAAATCAGCCAGCGTCAACATCGAATGTTTCTCCCGCTGCAATCTGCTCGGATACCTTGTTCAGATTGATCAAAGCCCTACCAATTTGCAGATAAATTATTTTGCGCTCAAAGCCCACGGTTTCCGACTGTAGCGATAGTTGGTTGCTATCTAACTGAGCAACGATTGGCACGTCACGCCGCAACTTGTCCAAAAACTCATCTGCAATCGGTGCGGATAGGGGCCGTAGCAACAACGACGCTAAATCAGCCCCATAGCCTGAGCCAAAGTAGCCGTTTACAGGCGTACTGAGCCAGTGGGCAATCATGGCCTGAATATCAGCGGCTTGAATGGTCATTGCTGCATACCGATCTTGATACCAATGGCTTTAATTTCCACCATTAGCAGCGACAAAAACAGGCAATACCCTGCAATCATGCCAATCAGCGACGTCAAAATCACCGCCCCCACGCCCCACGCCCCCAAGTCACCTAGCAGCATGTAAAACCGCCACAGCAGCACGCCATACACTGAGCCAAAAAACAGCAGATAAGGCGAAACCTGAAACAGTGCTTTATCAGCAATCTTAGGCTCGGCAATGATGAATTTTTCGGATAACAGGCGTGCATGATTCAGGCGCGTAACCTGCCAAAACACATGCGCAAACAGCAACATAGACAAGACAAAATCAATTGCGCTCGACGGGGTTAGGTTCACAGTTAGCCCCTTACGCCGCCTGTGCGCGTTTTTGCTCGACCCGTGTTTTTAGGTCATCGCGTTGCTGTGTCTTGGTTGCAATGGTTGCCAGTAATTCCGTTTCGGCTTCTTTTGCAACCTTGAGCTGCTGTGCGGTGTTTTTGGGGGTCGCTTTGTTTGGGTCTTTCGGAATAACAACCTTTTGCCTGCCTAGCTTTTTCTCAAACGCCAATTGACCGCTACGGATTGCATCGCCGATCTGCTTAAATACGCTGCCAGCACCTTTCTGTTCGACCAACCCCGCGCCACCTTGGCGGATTTTGGTTGCATCCTGCTTTCTGGAATCAGGGCTAAGGGCGGGTGTTTTTGTCTTATCGGCAGTAAGATTGGTATATGCGCCGCCATCTTTACCGATATTTAAATCACCGTTAATGGGCATATCCTTTCCGTTAATTTGCACCCGATACACATCACCGCCTTGGCGGATCAGAAACGTCACGATCTGATTGCCGCCTAGAACAAACTCGACAGGACGCACGCTAACGCCTGCCGTGCGCTTGGTCTTCAAGACGTTAATCAGTGCGACGGCTTGGCCTGTAGCCTTTGCCAGCGCGTCCTTCATCTTGCCTTTTAGCTCAATAGACTGGTCGGATAGACTGTTAATATCTAATGCCATGACGGTACATACCCATAATTCAATATGGCAATTTTGTGTTACGCACGCCACGACACGCTGCAAGGTTCCATTGTCAAAAAACCCGCTGTATTAGCGGGTTATTTGGTAGTCAGTAGTCAGTAGCTGGACTTAGTACAAACCAGCCTTTTTGCCCTTGCCCATAGAGCGTTGCGCTTTTTTCATAGACGCAAAGGTTCTAGGTTTAGCATGCAGCTTTTTCATCGCGCCGCGCTGTGCAGCCGATAGCTTGACTGTTTGACCAGCCACGCGCTTGTTTACAACCGTCGCCTTGCCATTGCGCATCACTTTCACGCCCTTGTAGCGAATTTTTTTACCATTCACTGACTTGACCATGTTTGAGCCGACCCGTGCTTTTTTGCGCGGCATTTTCGCAGAATCGAAGCCTTTTTCATCTTCATCATCAGAAAAAACCTGCTCAGAATCGAAGCCATACATAAACTGTTTGGCGAACTCATCCATCGCATCGCCTAAGTCTGGCAAGTTAGAAATGACCGTTTCAGCAGCAGATTCTAGGGCTGCATCTGCCGCCTCTGTATCATCCCCCATGATGTCAGAAATAACCGCATCATCGACACCAAGCGAACTAAACGCATCTGCCATATGTGCCGACAAATGCTGGTTAATCAATGGGTCAACCTTGCCATCACCATCGCTATCTAGCCCCGTGACCATCAAGCCATCAAAGAACTCAGACGGTAGCATATCCTCTGGGATAGCATCCTCTTGCACGCCATCGGCAACCAACAGCACCACCTGCAACGCTAGGCCACGCATAGACTGAATATCAGCCAATGCCGCCCGCTCATCGACTGGATCAAACAACGCGCCAACTTGAGCGGCTGCATCACCCGCAGCAGAATCAAACATCGCACCGCATGCCTTTTTGCTGAACATTTCCCGCACTTGATCAAACATAAATTTCCCCTTATTTCACGACAACATCTTCAGCAAAATCGACCGACCGCACCGCGCCTTCAGGGCGTCGTTGCATCTCCAAGCGCACCCGCTCAAACGGGAACTGTTCGTCTGGTACTAGGCTAAACGTGTACGGCTGACCGCCCAAATCTTCAGCGGGTTGTAACAAGCCTGACTGTGCATCTGAGCAAGCCGACAAAAACCGATCAATGTCACGGCTTGCATCTGTCAGATAGCCGGTCATCCGCTTGAGCATATGACGGCGCAAAATCGACAGCACGACGTTGGTTGTGTAGCAGATGATTTCGGCTGCATTGGTTAGGCGCAAAGCACTGTTTGCACTGGCATACTGCGTCAACACGTCGGACACCACGAACCGCGCCCCCGTGTCGTAATTGATCTGCCGCACCACGTTGATTTTGGCGACTGCCAGTTTCTCAAGATTGCCAGCGCTCATTACCACGCCTTGTGCCTGCTCCATCGCAGTGAATGGCACTTGAAAGCGTTCACCGGCCACTGGATCGGCAATTGGTGGAATCCCAATCGCATTAACCCGCGCATTGCGTAGCAGCTTGGTGCCAAGTAACCAGCCCAATACGCGACGCGGCTTTTTAGCCCCACGCAACGACACGGCATCACGCGGGCGTGACACGTTTGGATTCCAGTACAAGGCCACCCGATGATCGTTAGCACCCAAACCACCGGCCAACGACACGGCTTGATCGACGGTTAAGGTCGGATCAATTTCAGCATCGAGGGGGATATTGAGGGCATCCATCGCACGCATGCTAAGATTCCACAGCGGCACATCATCGGTAGCGGGTAGCACGATATAGCTAGGCACAGGCTGCATTAGCGTGACTGCATCGAAGGCTTGTTCAGCATCGAAAACAGGCGGTTGGTCGCCCGGCAAAATCACACTACCGACGTTACGCGCAAGCGTGTTTGGCGGGTTGTAGCCTTCAAAATCAGCAGCGGCAACGGCAAAACCAGTTGAAAGGGTTGTCACGTCAAATGACCGAAACGCCTGTGTCGCTTGGGCGCGGTTGGCTAGTGAAATGCTGTTTTCTTCATCTAAACCGACAACGCCGTCAACTTGATAAATCAGATCACCAGTCACGTCATCGCGCCAAGTCAGGCTAACAACGGTATTGGATGGACTCGGTACGGATTCGCCAAGCGTCAAAGATAATTTGACATCGACGGCAACATCAGCACCCAAATAGTCATGTAAATCATATTCGATATTGAATACATCACCAGCGGCGGGGGTTAGCGATAAAGCACCCGCACTGCTAAGCACAACATTCTGTACTGTCATTGCGATTACTCCAATTCACTACTAGCACGCAACACCCAGACACTAGGAATACCAGTGTCTAGCGCGTCTTGCACCGCTTGATAAAACGGATTGTTAGGCTCAAAGCCTAGCCGCCCACGGATAGTTTTTTGATCAATAAGCATCGGCTTATCGACGCGACCACGCTTAAATCGACCAATAATCAGGCCATTGATTAAGCGATTTACTGTAGGTGAACCCGACCGATCAATGACCCCTCGCCACTGAATGCCGACCGCTTCACCTAGAATTTTGACTGTTTGCATTTCACTGCCTTAGAGTCCCCTGTTGTTGGCAGTCTGTTGCAGCGGCCTTATTTGCTTTTCTGCTGGTTCCGTTTGCAGCGGACATTAAAAAGCCCCTGCAAGTGAGGGGCTTTTTTGAATAGAAGGTTACAGATTAGGGCGCGACCACCGACGCCAAGCCAATCACTTCAAGACCTGCCAAACTGTTAATTTGGTTGATATTTGCTACGATTGTTGAATACGCCAAGTCACCTGTAACACGGACTACGATAGTGTCACCAGCGGGCAATGCCGTATTGGTTAGTGGCTCAATACGCATGATTCGTGATTGATTTTCCATTGTTACATCTCGCACCGTTGCCAGATCACCGAGAATATCGGTAATAGGGTTTGTCCCATTATAATCAGGCATGGATCACCTCAAGATTCTGATTTAGGCTTGCCATTTGGCGCAAATTGATCAGCGCTTGATTGCGCTGCATGACCGAAATACAGATGATTTCGACCGTTGCACCCGCTTTGATGCTAGTCAGCGTAGACGGCTCAAAAACAGCATGCCGCCCGCTATTGACCACCTTAATCGCAAGGGGGTTTGCTGGTTCTGGCTCTACCGAAACAGGCGTAATATCAACTTGAGCGGCTGTTTCTGGTACGTCCGCTTGCTTATCCTGCACCTGTTCAGGCAACTTGACCAAAACAGGCGCAGCAGCGGCTTTTGACCGCGTGCCACGCTTGGTTGTCATAGATTAGCCCACCACTGGCAAGTTAATCATATTGATCACTGCAATCTGATCTGCAAAGCGACTGAGCGGATTAAACTTGGCGGCGAACCGACCAAAGATGCCCACGTTCTCATTAAACGCGCTTGGATTGGCGGTGCGAACCATTGGCGGAACTGGCATATGACCAACAAACGTAGCTTTAGCAGCTTCACCGCCACGCGCCACGATCATGATCTGAGAGCTGGTATCGGTTTCAGTCAATACCCGCGCACTGTCTGGCACATAATAGACGTTTGTGCCCTCTGACAAGCGACCCATACGCACGATCTGCGTATGAATGCCGATCTGTGCGCCAGTCTGAACAAACATATCGCCAGACATGGTGCAAAACAGATGCGCGGCGCGGTCAGTCACGAATAGATCGAACTCAGTAGCCGACGCGCCCACGGTTTTGTTAATGTCAGTTTTGGCTTTTTTGATTACTTTCAAGACTTCAGCAATCAGATCGCCAGTCTTGTTGTAAGCGGCTGCCAAGTTGCCAGTAACGCCACGCGACGCATCAAACGTCAAGATACGGCCATTCTGAATGGCGCGACGCTTGCCTTTTGCCAGTAACCGCTGATTCTGGCCGATATAGAACATTTGCTGAATCATCGCCAACTGACCACCGATAACGCCGACCCCCATTTCGTTAGCAAGCTGAGTAACCACGTCAATCGTCGCGGTAAGCGAAGAACGCCAAGGCGCGGCGAAGACGCGGGCATACTCAGCGTGCATATCCACGCCAGGCGGGCGAATCACCGGATTGCCGCTGCCATCTACGCGCTCATAATCCAGCACGAATTCGACGGTCACCTGATCGTTTACGCCAAGCGCAACACTGAATGTCACGGCTACAGCATGCGTATCTAAGTTTACTGTCCCCGATACCGTACCGCCATTTGGCAGAACCACGCCGCTGACCATCGTCAGCGAATGCGTACCGCTTTGGCGTGAATTTGAACGTGCATAGTCGTCGGCAACTTCGACGCCGTTTACCGACACAACCACTTGACCACCAAGGAATGGAGCAGCGGCTACGTCTGGGGTCATTGCATCATAGTCGAGATAAGACGCGCTACAAGTGACGGTATAGGCCAACTGGTTAGCCGTAGCCATCACAAACTCAAGACGGTTTTCAACATACGGCAGCATGGATTTTTCGCCATCCAAAAAATCACCAGCGCTTAACGCGCCGTGTTTTTTGTTGGCGGTATGCCGCAAGTAAACCAATGGCACGACATTTGAGCCAATAGGATTAGAGAGCATGGCGACCATTGGCAGACTGTTTGCAATCGCAGTTGCGATAGTGACAACGGTCATTGCAGGGACAATCGACGTTGCTTCATGCCCACCGTTGGTCACGTCATCGAATCCAGCAATGCCGTTAAAATTATCGGCTGAATGCTTTTGAAACAACGATGCAGCCGCACCAAGCGCAAAGCCCACAGCAGACGCGGTGGGCTTTTCGCCGTGGTGTTTTTCGTACTGCTGAATGCCTAGCGATACGCCTTGTGCGATTGCGTCTTTTGCTTCGACGTCACCCATGCTGTCAAACATGGCATGTAGCACGCCGTTTGAGCTGATATGATCAGCAAAGCCCAAGCTATCATCTTCGCCGATAATGCCGTCAAACATCGCGCCTTGATCAGCCTTGCCTGCAACTAGAATCTGAGCGGCCAATGCCGTCAATTTCTTAGAATGCGCGTGCGCGGTCTGTAAGTCTTTGTCCATTTCTACACTCATGGGTTGCACCTTTGCCGTTGATTGGCTGTTTCGATGCAACAAGGGTGTGATAGGACTGCTTACTAGGCTTTTATAGGTTCCAATCGCAAAAACCGCCCGTAGGCGGCTTGGATCGCGCTGGTTGCCAGATATTGCGGCATTAAAAACTCCAAAATGTTAAGCAAAGATTGCATGCACTGAATACGGGCTAAGTGTACCTCCCTCTAGTTTTATTTCTTTAATCTCAACGGTTTGACCGATTAGGTTAACACCTGCATGATCGCCCTGCACATACCTTAATCCAAGCAAGCTTTGATTTGGTGTTACTGTGTCCGTACCTGCTGGGAAAAAACTATAGGTGTAAAAGTTCCACTCATTGGGGATATAATCAACTATTATATTAGTTAAATTTTTACCCTCAGAAGTCCCAGAAAAGCCAACATGTACAAAAAGGCGCATACGGGCTAAAGACGGTTTAATCCAAAAGCTAACAGTATGCAGCTTGCTTGTGTCATAAGCAGCAAGGCTTGATAACGGACAACACCGCTGAAAAAGCCTGCTCCATATTTCTGATGCACCCAGACTCGTGACTGTAAATTTGTAAGCCTGCGGCTTAAATAAGCTGCCTAGGACTACGACGTCCGATGTGCCGTGGCCATTAGCACCTGCATCATCAAATGCCCACAAGTTTTTGCCGTAAACTTTCACATCCCGCGCTCGAATCGAATCAACCGCTTGATTGTTGTACCGCACAAAATTGCGCAACCCGCTATCTGCTATACGCATATCATCACCCCACAATCACATAGAGTTTCGTTGTAGAAGCCTTTTCAGGTGCGGACAGTGCGTCATAAGCAGCCTTGGTAAGCTGTACGATTTCGGCCTTAAGGGCGATAGCCGTGGCATTTGCAGAGGTTTGACCTTGTAGCTTACCTGTAGCGATCAAGACTGTATCTGCTGCTGTGATAGGCGTAGCTGTTGCTGTAGACAAACCCGTTAGTGCTGTGCCACGCACTGTAGCGGCTGCCGCTGTTGTCTCTAGTTTTGCGTCAAGTGCGCCTTGTAGCCCTGTCACATCAGCAATGAGGTGTGTGTGTGTGCTGCTTGCCTTGCCTGAGATTGCTGCGGCATTTGCAGTTGCCTGAGCCTGCAACTTACCCGCTGCTGTCCGCACCGTATCTGCGGCTGTGATAGGCGTAGCGGTAGCAGTAGACAGCCCTGTCAGCGGTGTGTCGCGTACTTTTGCATCTGTGTAATAAAGGTTAGATGACCCTTGCGGTAGCGCGTCAGTGTTGGCAATTACGCTGCTACCGACAGCCGACCATTTCGCGTCCGACACGTCCCAAGCATAGACAATCACATCTGAGCCTATACCCATGTCAACTTGTGCATAGTCGCCCGCTATAGATGTCGGGTACGCAGCAATCAAGTCAAAAGACGATGAATACAGACCTAAAAATCGCTGATTGTAATCAGCGGCATCTAGCTTCAAGTCGAGTGCAGCCTGCGCCGACGTACTGACAGGCTTTGCTAAATCGCTTGTATTGTCAGCATTGCCCAGTCCAACATCGGCTTTTGTTGGCGGCAAAACAGGCGGTTCACCAGCCGCGCCAAATACAGTAACAGCCATTAGCCTGCCACCCCTGTGCTCACCATAATATCGACTGGCCCTTGCAACACTTCATACATGATCGTGTCGTAGGAGTGGCCTGTGGTATGCCCCAATTCCTGATCATCGGCGGTTAGTTTTTCAATCTCACAAATCTTGACCCAATGCGCGGGATTGTTAATATCGGGATTTTGGCGATTGGTTGCCGAAAACCGCACCTTTGCACCCGTCGCACCCTGAATCTGATAACCAAAAATCGCAGAAATACACTGAATCCGCATATCTTTGTCGCCGGTCGGGGCACCTTCTTTATAAAACAAACGGTAAGACATGGCGCAAAGCCCAAAAAACACATTGGACTAAGGGTAGTTGCGCCTGATATTGTGGTTTTTTACGGTTCCAATCTATCCTCTAGCTCAGTCTTGAATGGCTCTAACGACGTTAGATCATCGCGCTTATTCAGCACATACTTTTTGCCAAAATCCGACACCATAGACGCACCCATAATATCGACCACCTCAAGCCACAGCACGATTTCAGGCATGATCAGCAAAGCAAGCACATCGCCTTGTTTTGGCAGCCATGCGGGTACTTGCATCACCTGTTGCCGCTTGCTTGCCACAGCTTCATCGTATGGCTCTATTTGCGCCATAATCGCCACGTCTGCACCGTCTACCATGCTGTTATTGCGTAGCACGTTCGCGCCTGTAAAGCGGTCTAGCAGCGTGTAGGCGTAGCCAATCGGGTCATACTCATAATCGGGTTCGTCTTGCTCAGATAGTGATATGGCGCTCCAGCTCAAGCCTGTTTGCGTAGGTGTGGCTGGATCGTTATAGATGACCCGCTTGCGCCATACTTGGCACGGAATCGTACCAAGCGTATTCATTACCAGTTGACGTGCGGCAAGGCGGCGACCATCGGCCACCTGTGACACTACGGGGCTGATTGTCATGCTGTCACCTTACTCAGTAAGTCAAAATCTTGTTGGGTAATCAGTCCCGCATTCAAGGCGGCCTGCAATCGCCCCACCCGTTCACGCCGTGCTGTTTCTTGCGTCTGTTTTACCGCCTGTTCCTTTGCCGCTTTGATTGCCGCATTCTGCATTTTGCGCTTGTGCCCCGCCCGCTCAGTGGTCGGTGTGATCTGTTGCCGCTTGCCGTCGGCCTGCTTCAATTGGCGGTCTAATTCAGCCTGTAGCTCTGACTTTTTAGGCGTGCGATTGGCTGGCAGTGTGTCGGCTTTGGCACGGTCTTTTTGCGCTTGGCGTAGGACGTAATCCAAACCCAAAGGCGACGTAATCACCTGCATCACTCGCAGCACATGCTTACAAGCCACGCCGCCCAAGCTAGGATTGCGAATAAATGGGAATCGGGCTTCACGTTGACCTAGATGATAGTTACCTAAGCCCGCGATATAGTTATAATAATATCTATGGCGGCCACAGTCGCAAGTGAAGCGAATCTTACCGGCTGCAATGTATTTTCTGACTGTTGCGACGTTCTTATCCCGCGCCCCTGTCAGCAGCCCGCTATAGCCCAAAAACTGCACCGTGACGTAGTGGCGCGTATCCTTACTGTCTGGCCCCGCATTGGTCACATAGCGGAAAGTTTCCTCCTTGTGCGAGAATGGCGCGGCCAAAAATATCTGCTTGTTTGAGCGTTCACGGTCAATATCCCGCGATAAGTCGATAACCTGCTGTGGCGTGATACCGCCTGCGAATCGTTCCTGTGCGGCGGCTGCATTGCGTGCAAATAGGCGTATATCTTCAGGGGTTAGGGTTTCGGATAGCTTGCCTTTGTCATTCCCAAAAGTCAGATCAAGCAAGCCCTTAGTGTCGGTGCCTTGCGGTACGTCGTACTTGGTAACGGCATTGCCTAATGACTCTTTAATCTGCTTGTCGCGTTCGCGTAGCAGGGTATTTTGCGTACTGGCATGATTGGTAGCCCCGCGCAAGTTTTCCCGCGCTTGTTTGCGGAAAGACTCACGGGCTTGGCGTTCGCGCTTTTCTTTTAAAAGGCGTTCACGCTCAATTTCAGGCTGAAAGGCCATTAAGGCAGGCCATATTGGCGGCGCAACTGTTGCACCTGTAGCAGCTTAGGCATGACGATAATGATAGGCGGCAGTGGCTCCCAAATGCCAGACACGCCACATGCGACCATCACCACGTCAGCATGTTCACGGCTACCGTAGGCGCGTAGGCTAACCAGCGTAGGATCGTTCACTTCATCCTCGCCAATCTGCCAAGCAATCATCTGACTAGACGTGCCACGCGCTTTGATCAGCTCGATCAAGTCGCGTATGGCATTGCGATAGGCGTTATGGTTCATGGCACTACGACCGATTCACATAGATCAAATGTTCACCATTCAAGCTACCACTCGGCACGGTGAGTTCGCTGTCCAGGACTGCACTGCTGTAATAGGCCAGCGTGTAGACCAGTGTTTCGTTGTCGGGAGTGGCGATGGTGCGCATCGAGACGGGGATCTGGACGATGGTCACACCAGCCGCATCTGCCCCAGCGCGTAGCACTTGGGTATCGACGGCGGCATAGTCTTCAGCGACGGTTTGCAGGCCGACTTGCACCCAGACCCACAGGTCGTCGTTGGCATTTGGCAGTAAGACGTTGCGATGGAAGTGCGGTTCTTTTGACTCAGGCAGCGCGAGAGTGCTGACTGCGCTGAGTTGCAAATAGGTCTGCGAGGCGGTGTCGAAATAGAACCACTCGTAGGCTGGGAAGACTGAGTAGTCGCTGGCTTCGGTGGTCGAGCCGGTGCTGTTGGTGTTGGCGGCATTGACGTTGGATGTATAGCCCACAGGCGTGAAGCGCTTCACTCGATCATTGACATAAATCGATCCATCGAACGAGCCGTAATGCTTGTTCCAGACGTACATGCTGTAATGGATTTCGGCATAGCCATTGGCTGGTAATTCAAAAACGTAATCAATCGCGGGTTCGTAGACGTTATAGGCGGCGCGGCTGATATTCATCAGTACAGTTAAGGATAGCTCTACACCGTTTTGATCGAAGGTTTTAATCTCTAAATAACCATCACCTTGTGGCTGGAAATTGCAGTGCAGCAGGAATTGGCCATAGCTGCGGAACGGCTGAAAGCGGATGGTTTCGGCGTGCCGATTCCACCAGCGGATACTACGAATGGGAAAATCGGTGTCGCCATTTTCGCCATTCCAGCCGAAGACGCGGTTGGCGGCATCCAGTGGGGTACTCACCGTGGCGGTCATCAGCAAGTTCACGCCAAAGGTACTTGCCAGTAAATACTGTGGATGTGGGTTGCTGGCTTGCCGATGTTGCAGCAAGGCGGCGGATAGGCTGGCGACTGCTTGATCGAGTGAGATCCCAGACTGAACAATCGCGGCGCTAATCAGGGTGAGCAAATTGTTGTGCTCTATTGTATTTTGCTCTACATGCTCCTCGTACTCCGTAACATGCCCATCAAATGCACCCTTCATCGCATACTGTGGATGCGGGTTCGCAGCCGCGACGTGCTGCGTCATCAGCGCAAGGGCAAGTGGCGCATTTGGATCAGTGGTAACTGTCAAAGACCCCGCTGGAATCTGCGACACCACCATGCCAAATGACTGAATCACTGTGACATTAGCAGACAACAGAAACAACGGGACAGACCCTGTAACACTGGCAACCGCAAACAATACGCCGCCCGCCGTATACAGGCCAATCTCGAAAATCTCCACCGTCGCCACCGACTCGATAGCGGCAGAAAACCGCAGCGTACCGCTATTTGGCTCAATATCGCCACCTGATAGCGGGGATCGCATGGTTTCGCTGGTTAGGGCTGTTATCGCGGCTGTGGGCGTGTATTTGCCTGTACCCACGCCAACCTCAATCAGCGATAGCGTTACGCCATTGGCAACGGCATCTAAAGCAGCGGCTAGGCCAACGTCGGTTAGGGTAAATGTGATCGGGGTAGGCATAGCAACCTCAAGACTTGCAATCGGGTCATTTTGGCGGCTGCATGCTTGTAAGTCGCCATCGGTTCCAATGCCTAAAGGTCTTTAGCCGCCGCCTCCAATTGCGCCCACATATCATCACTGACATCACCGCCCGCCGCGTCTGCCAACACCTCATTGGCCTGCGTGAATACCACGCCTTCTAGGAAAATATAGGCGAACGTATCGACAATATCGGGGGATCGAATACCCTGTTTCTGCAATTCCTCCTTGCTCAGAATCTTGTAGCGACTATTGTCATCAAAAGCGTATTTGGTGCGCGTGATCTGCTCCTTGACCTTCACGCTGTGCTTGTTGGTTAGCATCTTAAAGCGACCCTGTGCCACCGCCCGCGATAAGCACACATAGGCCATAGACCGCTTGTTGAAATAATCGCGCTGGTTGGCACGGTTAAAGCATGGGCCGCCCCACTTGGCCGACTTGTAGTAGATACCCTTTGCTTTTAAGTGTTGACCCAAGCCAATACCCGCCCCGTTATCATCAACAACCAGCGACGCATTCGAGTAGCGGACTAGACACTCATTGATAATGCCCGCCAATTCATGCAGGTTGTCCGTGTTTTTGCACAGCGGTATATCAATCACTTCAGCGCGTCTTGCACCTTCCCCGTGTTGTCGGCTACCCCATACCTTACTCACAGCAATAACCGAATCATCGCGCCCCATGCCGCCGCCCACGTCAACAGTGATCAGATAGCCATAGTCATCATGTGCACCCTCAAACAGACACGCGCCTGTATACATATCATCGGCTTGTGTGCGGGTTATCAGGAACTCATTAGACAAGTCTGGAAACAAACCACGAACCCGAATCATGTAGCCGGGGTCATCCCTGCTTGTGTACTTTTGCAGCATTTCGCGTAGCACGGCTTCACTGACTAATGGCGACTGTTCACCATTAAAAGTCAGGGCTGTCCATACGCCGCCCGCCTTATGGCTCAGTCTGTGGTGCGTGTCAAAAAAGAACCCTGTGGGGCGTGTTGGCTGACTGGTTAGCACGCAACGGTTGTCCTTGTGCGTCAGTGCCCCTAACGCCACCTCCATCACCTTATCGTCAATGCCTGAGCCTTCATCGCCCCATAGCATGTAGTTGTCGCCATGTTGGCCTGCAATCGTTGTTGGATTGCTTTTACTGGCAGTCTTGGCGATAACATGCCAGTCCTTGTCGTGGCCTTTGATATAGATTTTTTCGGCAAACAGTGCGACGTAATCGGCTAACCAAGCAAACACGCCTTTTTTGAGCGCGGCTAGGCACATAGATACTTCTTTCCAAACGATATTGCGTAGCTGTGTAATCGACGGCGCGGTAAACATCATCACTGAGTTTTCAAAAAACAATAAGTGCCACAGGGCAACTACGCCGGCGCTTCGACTTTTGCCGGTATTATGCAGCACGGTAAAATCCGCACCCAAAAACTGGTTGTTGCCATCGAGTACAAAGCCATAGTAATCACCCTCACCTAGTGGCTCGACGTGCTTAATGCCGAAATGCAAATTGCGCCGTTGGTGATTCAGATCAGGGCGTTTTTTTCTGGCAATTCTGACAGGGATTAAGTCGCAATTCCTGCCAATGGTCACTCGAAAGTAATTACCCACAACGCCGTTATTTACACACTTTTTAGTTACAGGCTTAATTGTTGCGTGACAACCGATAGACCTAGCCAACCACCACACCTGACGCGCTATAACTTCCTTTTTCTGCACAAAGTCGTAGCCGCAACCATCCAATGACCCATCGGTATCAATCAGCCCAGCAAGTAACTGCTTCCTGTCCTCTAACGAAGCTGAAAGGTACATCTGTGGCACATGCTTGTTTTGTATGACACCAAGGTCTTTTAGTGCATGATAGAATTCATTTCTGACATTGTTGCTATTGCTGGTTTTGGATAGCGCATAGGTTTTTGCATTTCCCTTGTCCCCACTGAGTCGGTGTACAAACCTGCAATTAACCACTAGCGCGTAGTCCTTCCACGCCTGCATAATTTCATGGTCTTCAGTGACAATATCTGTCCATCGGCTGCTACCATCGCCTAACCAAGTGCCTAGTATATAAGGGTCAACAGGTAGCTCTGAGCGGTCAACTGCAAAGGATTCGACCCCGCTACGATAGATAGCATGGCATCGCTTTTTATCTGCCCCCCACGTTAGCCAATCGCGCACTGTGACCGTTGTTCTTTCCCCTGACTTCCTATTCCCTTTTGAATTTGTCGCAACCAAGCATAGGATATGCGACTCATTAAAAACGTGGCTTGTGCCATCCATATAAGTGAACCGATACATATTTTCACGTCCGCGCTTTAGCTCTAGCACGTTGCGAATACTGCACCCGTCATCACCCATTAGGCGGTCGCCAACGCGCACGTCTTGAACGGCAACATCTAAGCCATCGGATAGCATGACCATCGTATCTAGGCCAAAACAGCCATGACCAGACGCAACTGTGGTGCGGCTGCCGGGGAATGCAACCGACCGAAACAGCATATCTTGCTGCCACGTCACATCCATTCCCAAGCACTCCATCGCAAACAGCGTAGGGCTGGATTGATAGCGCAGGCATAGATCGTGCCACTCTGGCAATGATGCTAAATCAGGAAGTGCCATATCTTAACCTCGCAAACTAAACGGCGTCATCGGGTCATCTTGGTCGGCATCGGTACTGTCATCACCTACCTGTAGCGCCAACAAATGCCCCATATTTGCCCGCACACTTGCCCACACGGCCAACAGCACCGCCATGTGTCCGTTATTCAGCGCTGAACTGTCGAAGTCATAATCCGCACCCATTTTGTCCACCTTGCGAATCTGTAACACCTGTTCAGGATCATGCTTGGCTAGGCTGGTTTCTAACTTTAAAAAACCGCCCTTTTTCTTCTGAAAGTAAGCACGGATTGCATCCTGCATATCCTTTTTTTCATCAAAACAGAGTTGCCAGTTTGGAAAATGACTAGGCGAATCAGTGACTAGCACGGTTCGATTTACCCGCTCTAAATCCTGATCGTAGCTATCCTGATCAGCAAAATCTAGGCGGTCTTTCTTTAGCCTTTCTTTATAATTGGCTTCTTTCTGCAACAATACCGCGCCCGTGTCTGGCATACAGACGGCCAATAGGCGCACAGGTTCGCCAAGGTATCCACTTACACGCGCATCTATCGTGACAAGGTTCATGCTGCGACCTGCGATAGATAACCCGCAATACGCCCGCCAATCCACGCCATGCAAGGCACGGCCATAGAATTACCTAATGCCTTGTATCGCTGCGTGTCGGGGCATTGATCAGCGTCTTTGTTGCGGTACGGTATGCGGCTATAGCTATCAGGAAAGCCCTGTAAGCGTTCGCACTCAGTAGGGGTTAGGCGGCGCACTGTCGCAGCGTAAGCCACCCCGTGCTTATCCGTGCCAGTCAAGCATGGGGCTACATCGTGCATCGGCTCTGTCGCATTGCCGCCATTCTCAGGCTTGCGGCCTATCCAGTTGCCAGGTATACCGTAGACAACAGGTTTGGTGAGCATCTCAGTCGGAAAGGCGACAACCAAGTCGGTTGCGCTTTTATAGTCACTTGCCAGACAAGCGCTTGCAACATTGTCAGCGGAATACTGACCACGCCGCTGCTGATTAAATGGCCTAACAACCAACGTTTCACGACCGCCACCCTGCGCACGAATAGTGCCTACGCCTGCGCTGTATTGCCCAAAACTTGATGCTGCAAAGCCGCTTCCAGCATTGCTGGCAGCTTCTTTCCACGTTTTTCTGCACGGCGCAACATCCCTGCGCACGCCGTCGAACTCAAAAAGTATTTCTGCGGGATCGAACCCGTTTCTAGCACTTGCGACAACAAACACACGGCGGCGTCGTTGGGCCACTCCGAAAAATTGAGCATCAAGGACGCGCCAAGCGATTTTTCTCTGTGGTCCATACACACAACCAGCGTTTGACCACTTCCCCCCTGCTGGCTGCAATGCAACCCCTTCACCTGCAAGTGCTGCCAAAAAGCAGCCGAAGGCGTTGTCTTTGGTGTTAAGCACGCCGGGTACATTTTCCCAGACGCATATTGCGGGTTGTTGTCCACTGGCTGATCTTGCTGCATCAATCGCATTTGCCAATCTCACATATTCAAGGGTCAATTGACCACGGTCATCGTCTAAAGAATTGCGCAAACCCGCGACGGAAAACGCCTGACAAGGTGTACCGCCCACCAGCACATCGGGCGCGATTACGTCGCCACTAGCCACCCGTGGCTTGATTGTGGTCATATCGCCAAGGTTAGGCACATCGGGGTAATGGTGCGCCAATACAGCACTAGGGAACGGCTCAATTTCAGCAAGCCACGCCGCACGCCAACCTAGCGAATGCCACGCCACACTAGCCGCCTCTATGCCGCTGCAAACACTGCCAAAAGTCATCATGGCGCAATCACCTCTTGACTGGCTTTCACGGCCTTTTGAATACGTTCCTGCGCTATCGCAAAATAGCCCGCATCTTGCTCAATACCGATAAACTTTCGACCTGTGGTGACACAAGCGACCCCTGTTGTGCCACTGCCCATACAATTGTCCAGCACCGTTTCGCCTTCGTTGGTGTAGGTGCGGATCAGGTATTCCATCAGCGCGACAGGTTTTTGGGTGGGGTGTAGTGTGTCGCGTTCAACAACAGGAAAGGCTTGGACTTGTTTAGGGTATCTTGGCCCGCTGCTTTTATTGCCCGTGCGCTTGTCAGCGCCATAACCGTCAAAGCTAGTTTTGCCAGACTTCGCATTGTAGGGCTTGCCAGCAGTCATTTGCGGATTGTAAGTACATTGCGCTGCATAGAAGACCAGCACATCTTCTTTGTCGCGCATCGGCATTTTCTTGGCGTTCAAGTGTCCCGTGCCTTTTGGCTTTTGCCAAGTCCAGTCATACTTAAACATCTTCACATTCGACATCACCAACGCCGACGTAAAAGGCTGCGAACCTGTAAGCACAATCGCCGCATTTGGTTTTGCTATGCGCTTATATTCAGCCCACAACGGCGCAAACGGAATCACTGAGTCCCAATGACACCTTGTCGTGCCGTACGGCAAATCACACAAGATCATATCCACTGACCCGTCGGGTATTTCTCTCATGCGCTCTAAGCAATCGCCCAACATTAGATTCATCATGGCGCAATCACCCCTGTGGCCGTGTCACCTGTTAGCGGGTCGGCCACGATACGGACGGCATCATCTAGCTGCGACTGCGTCACCAGATCACCAAGGTTCTGGTCTTGACCGCCATTGCTGCCGCCCATTGCACCTGTTGCCGCATCCCACCCATTGTCAGTTGTCGCATCCCATTCAGCAGTCAAGCCCACCACCTGCGGCACAAGCCCTAGCATGGTCACAGTGACGGTAATAATGTGCATGTTTTTGGCTTCACTGCTTACCAAATCAGGAAACAGATTGTTTTCAAAAACAACCATCTGCCACTGATCAGTAACGCCATCGCCTAGATCATAAGTAACCAGAATCCGTCGCTTATTTTCGTCAGTCATGTACGCGCAAAACTGATCGGCAATCGACGCGGCATCATGCGGGTTTGTGCAAAAGTAGGCAATCTGAGCGCGTACTGCTTTGGGTACGGTACGCATTTGGACAATGCGGCCTTGCGGGTCGTTTGGTAGCGTTGTTTCAATCCAGTACGGGATACCGCGCACTTGGTCAAGTTCAGGCGGGGCTTCAATCGCGGCGACGCTGGTAAGCATCACAGGGATAAATGCCGTTGTGCCACCCGTCACATTGGCACTTTCCGACTTACGCCACTCGGTCAACATGCCCTCTGCATCGTCGATCAGTTGGGCTTTACAGGCGGCCACCGCTTGCCTAAACGGGCGTTCTTTCCACGCGGCGGCAAACTTAGTCTCAGGCTTGCACCACGCTCGAAAGTCGGCCAAAACAGCCACCCATGCGTCTTGAATGCACTCTAGTGGTGATAACGGACGCGCCATGATTAACGCCCCAACCAGTTACCACGGCCAACATCGGCCAATGATTCACCAATGGCTTTTTTGCGGTCGATAACGTCCTTAGTGAGAAATGATTCAGCATCGCGTAGCACGTCATCAAATGATCGGGTCACGCCTGCAATATCGTCATAACCAGCGGCTTCACGCTTGCGGCGGGTTTCGGCATACCGCGCTTGTTTATCAATCAGGCGTTGGTTTTCCTGTAGCAATTCGCCAATCTGGTCATAGGCTTGGGCGTTTTGTTGCGACATTTGCACACAAGCATGGATGCTGTCATACATGCTCAAAACTTGCTGATCAAGCGCTTGGGCAAGCATGATCTGTGCTAAATCCATGCCCTCAAAATCGGTCATGCTGTCAAACATTGGCACGCCGTCGATAGGCTCGCACGGTAGCAGCAAGCCGTCGAATAATTGGCCGTCGCCTACGTTGGTTGCATAGTTAGGCTGCATCACATAGTCGAAGCCGTAAAAGCCTGTTACCGCTAGTTTATTGCCCACGGCGCGGTAGTGCTGTGCTGTGCTGAATCCGCCCGTTTTGGATAGGTATTGGCGGCGTGCAAACTCGCCTGAATCGTTGTCGAGAAATTCCTCGACGTGATCGACTGTTCCGTCTGACTTGGCTGATATTTCGAGTGTGCGGATAGCAGGTTCTAGCTTAATCGCCTTACCATCAATAAAAGCGGTTTCAGGCGGTTGCATGCCGAACCGTTGGCGCACTTGGTGCCCGTAGTAACCCAACAGGCTACCCGTGCTGACCATTTCTTGAGTTGCCGCGCCGTTAATTTGCGCCACCATCGACCCAATATCTACATTTGAGCGGTCTTGCCCTGTGGCTTTGCGGCCACGGTCGGACAGGTTGTAGGTTAGCTTTTTGGTTTTGCGTGATTGGCTCATGCAAAAAATCCCTAGATTAAACGTCTAGGGATAGTGTGTGTTGCGGGTCATTAAAGGCGCTTGATTGGTTCCAATGAAAAGCCCCGCTAAATAGCAGGGCTTTCATACCATACCATACGGTATTACTTGCTGTTCACCAGCCAATAGCGGTTGCGCGTTTCGACCGACTCATGCCACGGGTAGGCGTAGATCATTGCGGCGTTGCCAGACCGCCCAATCTGCCGTAACAGCATATTGGCCTCTGTGCCTCCGAATACGAAGCGATCATGCACGGCAGCGGCGATATTGGGGTTTAGGCCGCTAATCGCGCTGCCATATCGCTGCCACCATGAATAGACCCATAGCATGTTATTGCAAAGGGCGTATACGTCGTGAACCATTGGAGCGGGGTTTTGTGGGGCAGGTTCTGGTTTAGCTTTGATTTGCATATCGGCCAGATAGGCTTTGGCATCATCGAAATGCACAGCCAGCAGTTGGTCATACTTGCCGATTTTAAAATGGCGGTTGTGACGCGCCCACATTTCAGCATACGCCTTGCGGCAACCCTGCGCACGTTGGCGCACAACTTCCTGTAGGGCAGATTGCTGTTCGGGGCTAATGACGTGACGGGCGTTAATGGCTTGTCCCTTTGTCCAGTAGTCCCACAGCACGTCGTCACACTCACTCTGGTACATGATGACCTTGGCGCGTGTGTCGAGGTTCGGGATTTTGTTTGGGCTGATCGAGTAAAGCCATGCTGCGAGTTTGCGAATAGGCAAGCAAGTCATTAGGCGTTCTTTGCCGTCATTTGCAACCATCACGATTTCCGTGATAGTTGAGCTAAACCGTTGTTTTAGCTTCTCATGCTGACTTTGCCAAGTTAAACCCATGCCTTCAGCGATAGGTTTCATTGGTGTGTATGGCTGGCCGTTGTGTTCAACGACGAATAATTCTGTGCCGTGAAATGGCACAACGATCTTGCTAGACATGACTGTCTCCTAGTGTAGGATTTCAGCCACCCAATAAATGCGAACAAATGGGGTGGCGAGTTAAGTGGAATTCGCATTATCAGTCACTAGGCTACTGACGCATCCGAGGATGCTTCCACCTAACCCGCCAAAACGGGTATGAAACCATTTTCAGCACACACGCTAAAAAATGACTCAAGATAGGCAATAAAAAACCGCTTACGCGGCCTTTCGGCCTAGTGACTTTGCAGGATGCGAAACCTGACACCCGATTTTGCGGGTGCATGGATAGATTAGGGGCGTTTCAAGAAATTGTCAATATCAAGCAAACACATCACGCCCACCCATACCAAGCCCACCGGTCACAGCATGCGCGATAGCTCGATCTGCGACGTTTTGGCCTATGGCGTCTGGTGATTGCGCGATAGTCACCACTTGTGGCGTGCTACGGGTTAGCTGTTCACGCACAGGCGGCATAGCAGGGAATTTAGGCGCGTTAGGGGCTTGCCGATTGCTAAACGCTGCCATAGGCGACGTTGGCACCAATGACGCGGCGGCGGGTAGACTAGGAATGCTAGGTATCGCCATGCTGGTTGTGTTTGGCGCAGCGGGGGCGGGTAGTGTTTCGGCTCGTTCAGCTAGGGCTGCGGGCGTTGCTGGTAATACGGTTTTTTCGGTTGCGGCGGGTTGCGGGGTTGCGGGTTGCTGTGGGGTTGCAACAGGTGCGCCTGTTGCCGCTGTTTCTGATAATGGCGCATCAGGAAAGAAGTTTATGCTTCTATGCCTGCGAAAAACCGCATTATTAACCGCCTCGCCTTTATCAATAACCCCATCTTTATTGACATCAAGCGCGGCGTTTTTGTTGTAGGCACTTGGATGTTTGGTCTTTGTGTAGCCGCCATTAGGCACACCAAGTACAGCGTTATACATATCAGCAATGCTTGTTTTATTGCCGCCGATTTTTGAGTCCTTCATGTATCGCTCGACATACTGCATCTGAGCTTCAAACGATAGTCCGCCAAATTCATCACGGCTCATTCCGTAATACTTGCCACGAGTCCCGCCCGATCCTTCGATGAATTGCAGCAATCCAGTGGCCGAAGTAGGCGTTTGTCCCTTGGCGGCCTTGTTTCTTATAGATGGATCGAAAGTCCCGCCCGTCTCAAAAGATATGATTGCAGCCAAGTCATTTGGATTAACCCCTAATCGCTGTGCAGACGCTTTTATGGCAGCAGCCTTGTCTGGCGTGAATGTTCGCGATGGCCGCGCACTTCTACCCACAGCAGCAGTTTCACCCTCACCACTTGCCACGCCTTGACTACCGATCTGCGTTTCCTCTAAACGCAACCTATCCCCACCTCTAAACTTAGAAGTAACCGCGTTGATACCACCAATAACCCCATTCACTAGGCCAATAGCTTTGCGATTAACTGCGCCTACAAAGCCTGTATTACTCGACCCGTCCGAATTAAGCGAACCTTGTTGACCCTCTGGTCTTGCAGCATCCATCTCTGAAGATTTTTCATCGACCCAATCAGTCACCTTGTCCACAGCAGCTTTTGCAAGATAAGCCGTAACCGCCGCAACTACCGCTGGAATCATCACCGGCAACATTCGCAGCATCGCGCCGCCGCTCATACCAGCACTTTGCGCCCTAACGGTATCGACCAGCCGCCCCCAAAACTTCCGTTCCTCGCGGTTGTGGTCTTCCTGTGCGGCTGGCAGTGGTTCAGCCTTTTTGTTGCGCTTCCACAGCATCGAAATGGGCTTTAGTGCAAAGCTGGCAGCCTTGCCCACAGGCGACAACAAACCGCCCAACTCATTCAGCGCGTCAACAGTAGGGTCAACACCCTGCGCATTGGGCATACCAGCGGTTACGCCACCCGTGACCGCATTTTTAAACTTATCGAACCAAGACCTATCCCCCGCCCCCTCAAATTGACCATTAGCCCCACGGCGGCGGCCATTGTTCACGCGCCCGTCTGTGTTTTCAGGCGTTGCAGCGTCATCGGCCACACTATCAGCACCCCCCGCCTGATTCCGTGGCACAAAACGCCCCCTAGCATCGCGCACAGCAGGCGCTGGAGCGTTAGGCGCTACGCTGGTAGCATCTGCATCACTTGGCGCGTTAGAAGGCGAAATAGGCGCTACAGCAGGGCTTGCGGTATCAACCACCGCGTCAGTAGGCAGTAACGGTTGCGGGGTAACTACAGGCGGCGTAGCAGTTGCGGTATCCATCACAGCGTCTGGCAGTGGCAATGCAGACACAAAACGCCCTCTAGCGTCACGCATCGCGGCGGGTCGATTGGTTGCATCGCGCTGGATAGAATCCTGTTCACGCGGCGCACGACTGCGACGGACACCCCCTTGCTCATTACGCACCACGTCAACAGTCGCACGCGCTTGCACAGTGGCAATAGCCGCCGCCAATGCGCCCAATTGGTTAGCAGGCGGGTTTGCCTCGCGTTGCTCTAACATGCCTTTGAGCAGGCGCACAATTTCCTGCGTGTCATCGCTAACCGACCGCACCACGCGCTCAAGCCGTTTTTGACCGACCAAAAAACCTAAACTATCGGATAGCAGGCCATGATCCCGCTGGTTAAAATCATCCATCACGCTCGCCTATTTCTTCAAAACCATCATAGTTGTCAGTATCGACTATAACCTCTTCATCACCTGTGACTGGTTCATCTGCATCCATCGCGGCCACATCGCGGTATCTAAACTGCTGATAGCCTTGCGCCATTCGATCCATCTTTTCCTTAGTCTTGGCCTTCAATTCCTCAATCTTCATCGACGTGGCCTCAGCCCGTGCCTGCTTGTCCTTGAAGTCATCAGGGTCTAGGCCATGCAAGGCGACTAGGTTTTGATTGCTGATCAGGTTCGACTTGGTAAGGATTGCCAGAATCTGCGAACTACCCGATATAGCCGCCATCTGAGCGGTTGCCAGCTCGACTGCTTCGACGCTTTTACAGGCGTCAATTGTTTCTAGGTATTTAAGCAGACGTTGGGCAATCATCACCTCTGAACCGAAAATAGTAACAGTGTGCGCCCGCATGGTTCGCACCAATTTTCGAGAATCGCTAAGGCGCTCAAGTAGCTGTTTTGGCGGTTCTGGCAGTCGTTCTAAAACGGCAAACCCAGATTCGCTATCACTAACAACAGTGACTGTTAAATCATCGGTTGTTTCAGTGCTTAAAACAACATCGCAATCATTTGTTTCTGCTGTGCTTTCATCGCTAAACTCACTAACAATTTCAGCTAGTTTTTTAGCAGTGGTTTTAACCCCTTTTTTGACGATTTTTTTGTTAGCCTTGCGCCACTTTTCACGCGCCTGTTTGCGGGTCACGGTCGGAATGCTAGGAACCTCAACACTCAGATGATCAGCCACTTGCTCAAGTATGGTTTTCCAGCTTGTCGATAGTGGGGCGACCTCCCAAAACTCACGGATGCACTGCCACACTTTAGGGTTATAGGACGTCGCCACAGATCAGCCCTCACATTCTGTGTCGATCACCTCTGACACCCGCGCCCACGACAACGGCAATTGTCGAATGCTTTTTCGACCTCGCTTGTTACGCGGTTTTTGGTTTGCCAGTGGTAGCGACGTGCAAGGGTAGCGCTTTAATCGCGGTATAGCGTCCGACCCCAAATGATGACGCGGGTCATCGCTTTGGCGTTCTAGCACTGCATCCAATGCCATGTTATATCCAGTCAGATTAACCGCTTGCGCCTTGTCAAATTCCTGCACAACCTTAAACATCATAAAAATGGCATGGCCCAGCAGGGGGTGCGCTTGCTTAATCTGATCATGTTCTTTTTTGGTGTATTCACGCCATACCAGCTTGGCCGCCTCCATCAAGGCCAGTGCATGCGGCTTAGGCATCGCTGCGATATAGTTAGCCGATAGCCGTGATAAGCCCTCGACCATCTGTTGTACTGAGCTGGCAGCAATTTCTGACAGCCCGTTATAAATCAGGCCAACACGCCCCGCTGTTTGGTCGATTTCAGGTTCAGCACTGATTCCGCAGATATAGTCCGCACTAACCCCGTATAGCAGGCACAACTCACTAAGCAGCTCAGCATCTGGTAACGATTTTCCCGATTCCATCTCACTGATACGGTTTTTCTGATTGGTTGTTTCATGCCAGACAATGTGCATCACGTCTGACTGCGAGTAACCCGCCAAGCGCCGTGCACTTGCTAGGTTTGCACCGATTAACGCCCGTTTTTGTAGATCATGCCGCTTTGCCACAAAACACCCCTTTTGGCTTCATCATCGGTGCCTAGCCACCACGCTAGACAGATGCCCCACGGTAATTATGGGGCATTTCGATTGATCAAATGGACTTTTTCAGGTTAGGACTTGCCTTAAAAACCACTTTGCGACCAGCGGGAATGACCAGCACCTCGCCTGTTTGTGGATTGCGACCCGCACGCTCGGCTGTTTCTTTCAAGCACCACTCACCAAAGCCTGAAACCTTTACGCAACCACCGGCAATCAATTCAGCCGAAATAACCTCTACCGCCGCCGCCAACATTCGCGCCGTTTGTGCCTTGCTTAAACCTGCATGTGCTGCAACGGCAGCCACCAATTCAGACTTAATCATCACTTGCTCCTATACCTGAACCACAGGCTTGCTAAAAAAACTGGGCTGCAACATTGCTAAAATCTTGTCGATGATTATATCGCGCACTTTGTCGACAGGGTCATCTGCGACCACCAGCATCGGCACACCGTGCGCCCGTAAAAACTCTGGTATTGGCTTGCTGTAAATCTGCTGCAACTTGATCGCTTCAGCGTGCGTTTCATGCTCTCCAACCACGCCACGACTAGCAATTCGCTGCAAAGCGGTATCAGCACTACTGCTTAGCTTAAAGACTAAATCGGGCTTGTACAGACCTTGCGCTTGCAAGGCGACAGATATGGCCGCATGCACGTCATCACACCCCGCCAAACAGCCCTGATAAGCCAACGTGCTAACCCACGACCGGTCCATCAGCACATAATCGTAATTTTCCTTGACCAAAAAACCACGCTCCAAGACATACCAGTCCCGCATCCGTCGCACATACCACATCGCACGCGCTGCCGGGTCACGCTGGATACCGTCATACAGCCAACAAACTGTTTTGACCTTAAAGCCAAGGTCAGTCAGCTCAGTAGCCACCGCCTGCACCGTGGTTGTCTTGCCGCATCCGTCCGCACCCTCAAAAGCGAAGATTTTCATGCGGTCACCCCAATTGCATTCGTTTTTAATTCCCTCGAATTCGGGGGGATTAGATTTCCGTCGATCCAATCGCCTGCAATATCAATCTTTTTCATCACGGTACATGCTCCATAGAATTAAAAAAATCATCCGAGTAGCGATAGTGGATCTCGCCTGACGCATCTTTATAGACTTGGACGGGCGGTCTACCGTCATCACGCGCGATGCCGGCAGGCTTTGCTGTCCCGATCAACTCATTTCGATCTGCCCAATCTTGAGCAACTTGCCCTGTGATCCAACTACTGTCTACAGTAACATGTTCGGAATACAACATTCTTAGTCCTGCATCTTTGTCATCAGCATCGCGATAAAACACCGACCCGATACCCGCTTTAACGATCAACTCAGCACACTTGATGCAGGGCTGGCGCGTGACGTACAGTGTCCCGCCCACAGTGTCCTCGAGTGACCCAAAAACCGCATTGATCGCCATAGCCTCAGCATGCACTACTGTTGCAAGCGTGCGACCGTCTGCGCCCTCGCAGCACTCTAGCTTGTCGTCATTGCGATTGTATCCAGTGTATTTTTCACTCAAAACACTGACCACCGCCCCGACCTGCGCACGCTTGCAGACAGACTTGAGCGCGATAGACTCAGCGAGTCGCATCATTTCGATATGATTCATGTAGTCGCACCTCGAACCATTCCGCAATCCCCCATACACTCAAACGACGGCTCAGAATCGGGCAGGTCAAATAGACTGACTTGTCCAGCACTTGCCTTTAATGCTGATTTTTTTGCATTCGCCCAAAAACGACCGCTAGGAATGTGTTCAGTAGCCGGAACGCCAGCGGCTTGCATAGCAGAAAACACGCCCTCTTTATCTTCAAAAAAACCATCTGCGTGTACGCTGTATCCAATCTCAGCTTCTGCCCACTTGGCTTTTTGCCAAATTTCGGGAAATTCGCAAAAAATGATATACCAGTGCTGCCAGCCAGCTTTTAGACAGCCTATGCAGTTAGCATGTGCAAACTTGCTGTATTGCTGCGGACGCGCAATCCCCACCTGCATCGTGCTTGTGATCGTCCGATTTTTCCACGTCAGCAGCGGAAAGTCGGTTTCATAGCCAGACTTGCCCATCATCGCCGCACGTCGAACAATTCGGGTCGGCTCGTTGGCATCCATGCCGTAGTAGTAAATATCGCCGTCCTGATGATTCTCAGAAATCCAGTTGTAAAAAGGCTGTGTTTTTAGTCGGTGCGTACACAAGATTGTGCGATTGGCTGGATTAACAAACGACTTAGCATCAACGCACACATCAAACTGATCTTTTGTGTCCCAGTGCGAGTGATTGGCATATGTGATCGGCAGGCCAAGATACTCAGATACCTCACGCTTAAAGCGCTTCACGTCTGCGTCTTCGCTAGTTACGATAATGTCGTGATTCAGCAAAATCACATTTTCAGCGCCAAATTTACGCACAACCTCAATCGCTACAATTGCGCTTGAGTGTCCACCGCTAAAACAAACAATATGCTTACTCATTTACTCAAGCCCGCCATATCATGTGTGGATTGTTTAATGGGTAGTCGATACCCGCCCGCTGATGCCGCCCGTCACTCTCAAAGTACAGCCCGCATTTAGATAGCACTGGCTTTGCAGCCCAAAACGACAAGTCCCCCCAATTGTTTACCGTCGCATACCGCACCCAATCAGGCGCGTTTTGAAACACCGAATGATCAAACACTCTAACCACGATAGCCCCCACGCTTACGCTCTAAAACCTCTTGGCAGCCGATACACAGCGTGCAACCCCTAACTGCCTTTTGACGCACCAGCGGTATGTCACTCCCGCATTGTTCACACTCAGACAGCGATTCACCGACCACCTCTAACGCCTTAAACCGCGCTCGAACGTCTGCTAGTAGCTCCTGCTCTATCTGTGCCTGATCTGCAAAATCCGCCATTAAATCAACTCCTGTTTGGGCACTATCGTCAGCGGAAAGGCCATGTATTTTTTAATCAGATCAATGGTTTCAATCGACCCATAACAAACTTCTGCCATGTAACCGATTGCCACCATTCGCTTGTGTGTTGAACGCTGTTCTGTTGCAACCGACCCGCCGCGCACCTTCATTTCAATAAACAACCCGCAATAACCCCCACGCGGCATATATAAAAACAGATCGGGAAAGCCCTTTTGTGTCCCCATCTTTTTGAGCCTTGCGCCTTCGGGACAGTAGGTCTGGCCGTTGGCGTTGGTCTTGGTTTCCCGTTTGCCACCGTTTGGACTGTGGTGCATGTAGCAGCTCAGCGGTTCGCCATTAAAAAACACGAATTTACTTGCCCACTCAATGACCGCCGCCTGTTCGTCATCCTCCATCGGACGTGTTGTTTTCCGAACATCGCGCACCAGTGGCGACCCCGCGCCAAACGGGTTTTTTGGCTTGGTTTTTGTGCCGTTAAAAGCATTTGTCCACGCGCTTCTGGTCATTTCGCACCATCCCATTCCATCAATTCCGACCAAGATTCATCTTTGCGAACCGACCCGCTTACATTCCAGCGACAAGGGCCAGTGCATCCAAACCCGCGACTGTCTGGTTCCCATGACCACCCAAACAGGGTTTTTTCCCGCGTGACAAAATCAGTGCTGATCTTTAGTGCTGTGACAAGATAACCAGTCACTGTCTGAGCCTTGCCCAATGCCACAGCACGCCCCGCTGAAAAGCTCATTTGGAATCCCCTACTGCTTTGTAGTAGCGCCGCCCGTCACTGCCCGTCTTGCTACTCAATTGTTTATCTGCAATCAAGCGCCGCGTATCCATGACCACTTGCCGATAGTCCATCCCCATACCAACCAAATTAACGACTTCATCGACCGATACAGACCGCTCCAGCATCCTAACCACACTTAAAACTGCTTGATGTCGCAAGGACTTGTGAACCAAAACACGCTTGGGTGCGTCGGCTTCATCATCGTCTTGCTCAAGAACCACCGCATGCCTGATTGCAGCAACCACATAATCAGGCGTATCACCTGCCAAATACCGCGCATACAGGCCATCCAGCCGCGCCTTGGTGTATTCGCCTTGCATACGCATGCAGCGGTTAAATTCCATCGGTGCAACGGCTCTTTTTGGCCGAAAATTCACGCCCATTCATTGATACTCCGATTTAGGCTTAAACTTGGCTGCTGTTGCCATCGCGTCGACTTTTGGATACTCAATATCCGCACACTCATCAAAAACATGCGAATCAAAATAAGCAGATACCGCCTCCATCAACTGAGCCAAAGATAGTTTTTCAGGCGGTCGATAGTTATAAGAACGCTTGACTGCCATTTTTTCAGGATGATCTGTCAGTGCGCCGCCTACCTTGATTGTGATTGACCACCACCGCGCAGGGGCTTCTTTGCAGCGCAACCGTAGCGCCGTGCCTGTAATCAGGCTTAGAAACGGTTCGCCGGCCATCTGGCGTGTGATAGACCACTGCATTGTCAGTGGCTTGTCTGCATTTGTTTTTTTAGCAGTCATTGCCCAATCGCTCCCACCAGTTTCACGACAACGCGCTGACAAGCGCGTCCGCAGTGCATGCCAGGCACACCGACAACAACCTCTAAAACCATGCCCTCGATTTCAAAGCGCTCTAACGGCCGGTACGATTCGCCGTAGTTAGGTAAAACAATCGTGTCGTTTGCGTGTAGTTTTTCGCGCTGTTGCTCAGAAATAATCATGCTGCACCCCTTGCCATTCCTGCAATCCAAGCAGGTACAGCACGACCCGCCGCCGCCATCGCGTCGCAATACTCAGTCGGATTTAAAAAGGGATCAGGCCATTCCATGGTTACCGCTTCACGCTGCACCAATGACTCAATTTGCCGCTGTTTGCGCTCTGCCAGCTCAGCATTCAGCCGTGCTTGTTTTTCCGGTAGTGACTCGGCGCCCATCGAAAACATCGCTTTCATCGCTGCAATTTGTGCCGCCGCCGCGCCCGCAATCGGGGCAGATTCAGATTTGATCTGTCCGATCATGGCCACGACTTGTTTTTGCTCGATTGCAGTCATCGGTTGTGTCTGTTCGATCTGTTGCATACGCTCTGCACGGATTGCAGCGGGTTCGTGCCCAAGCGACATAAACCACTCTGGTTTTTTGCCAGACATTTCGGCACGGGTCACAATCTGCGAGTAAGCCTCTTTAAAACCTTTTGAGTGGTCGAAAGAATGCTTACCGTCGTTAAGCGCTCTCACAGCGTCCCACGCCTGCCCAATCTCTGGGATGGTACGAACGGTCACGGACTCGTCTTGCGCGGCCATAGCGAGGCTTAGAGCGCGTTCTGGGCTAGGGTATCCAGTGCCGCTAACGTCCTTTGCAACTTCGATCAGTTCGCCCATCGCAATTCGCCGCCCTTGCACAGCTACTTGCTCGATTGAGCGACGCGCTACGTCGTAACCGTAAGGGGTTAGTAATCGACCAATCATTTTTAAAGTGGTCGGCTCAAGCGATTGGCCGTTCAGCATTTGCCACGCGCCTGTCAACAGGTCGGCAATTTCGCGTTTTTGGTCTATCGTCATTTCGATCATCACCAAGGCTCTCCATTCGGGTTTTGAGCACATAGCTCATCAATCGCATTGCGTGAGGTGCGGGATTGCTCGACCCGCTTGATATCTTGGCGGGTGATCTGGCGGCCAGTGAGGTACTGGGTGCGGATTGCTTGGGCATCGGTAATCATCAAACCGACTGGGTGAGTTTTTTGCAGATAGAACGGGGTGTCGAGATTGATATAAAAACGCGCTAGGACAGGTGCAAGCTCGATACCAACCACATCAACAAACTTACTGATCTGGGTATTGATCTGAGCGTTACGCAGTGGCTCGATGCCGTAGCGGTTGAAATACGCATTTGCATAGGCATTCCATGTATCCGCATTGCCCTGCTGTTTTTCGGTTTTGACAGCCACAGCTTTTGACCGTTTTGGTTTCTCGGTGACTTCGATTGGTTCTGGTTTTGACAGCTCCAACACTTGCGCCTTGAGCGCTTCGATCTGACCTTTCAAAGACTGATTTTCTGTCTCTAAAATTTCATTCGATTTTTTTAATTCAGCGATAGCGATAGCGTCATCGCAATGTTTGTTTTGTTGGTTGGTTAGTTGTAATAAGGAAGGAAATGATGCTTTTGACACCTGACCCCTATGCTTTTGACACCTAAGGTCATCGCTTTTGACACCTAAGGTCGCCATCTTCAGGGGTCGATTTGACACCTGACTACGGGTCATATTGACACCTAAGGTTGCACCGACATTCAGGGTAATTTCATCAGCAACCCGCACCCCATTTTTGTATGCTGATCGGGTACTGATCATGCCGTTTTGACGCAGCCATTTGACGTTACGCTTGACCGTGCTGATACTCTGATCAATCGACTCTGCAATCGTTTCTTGCGCACGAAAACAAGTGTTAGTGTCTTTGCGGGTAAACCGTGCCAAATGCACCAGTAGCGGCTTAACGCCTGTTGGCAGTGTCGGCAATGCCTCTGCCCAATCCGTAGCTTGTTTGCTCATTGCTTGACCCCATAGAATCTAACGCGGCCATCTGGCTCGCTGCAAAAAATGCGACCGATTTGGCACATATCCCGCAAGTGTTTTTTAATCGTGTTTTTGTTGATCAGCAGCGCTTCAGCGATAACGTCACTGCTGACCAAGCCATTAGAATTTTTAATAAAATCGGCTATGGCGTTGCGCTTATCTATCACGCCTTGTCGCTGTGACTCATTGTGCGCCGCGATGCCTGTTGAGCTTAGCGCCGTGGGGTTAAAAGGGATTGCCACGCCGCTGTGGTTCGCCGGTGTAACCGCTTGCCCACCGTTCGCCAAAAACGCATTGACTTGCGCTTGCAAAAATGCAGACTGCAATTGCTTTTGTGACAGCGTATTGACTAGGCTACTTGCCCGCTTTACGTCTAGTAATTCAGCGTTGCTTAGATTCACGATTGCACCCCCAACAATTCCTTTCCCGCGTCGGTTAGACGCCATCCCTGTGGCAGTTCGCCATCGCCTTTAACCAGCCCCATCAGTGCAAAACCGTTTAGATACCGCTGCACACTACGAAGTGTGTACTGATTCCCACTTTTTGTTAGTGAGTCGCGTAGGTCTACCGTGCTCATACGCGACGGATGACCCGCTTTAAGCAAAACCAGCATTGCAACCAGTCGCGCTGTAATCGCAGTTGTTGAACAATCGCGGGTGGTTGTCGCTAAGCGACTTGGTATTGCTTTAATGACTGCATTCATTGCATAATCACCTTGCGTTGTTGCTGTTGTTCGGCAAACGGTTACACCCGCTTGCCACCTAAGCCCCGCTCATTCACTTGAGCGGGGTTTTTGCTGTTTTGACCAATCCCGCAAAGCGCGGGATACCTGCAATCCGTCCGTGAATTCGATCAGGCTACGGTGCAATCACGACTGGACTTGTTTTGGTTCGAGAAAACCGCAACAAGTAAGGAGGTAGTCGCTTGCACTGCATCCGTTTTGCTGAACCTGCGGCACGGTTTGCTTATCCGCATCCAGCCTTAAGCCGCTGGCAGCCCACAACAAAGGGTTAATTGGAAAAAAAGAAATCTACAAGCCCGTCATAAGTCAGCAAGCCGTCACTAGCATCTGCCAGTTTTCGGATGGTTTCCTTGCGCGGCTGTTTTCTTCGATAGACCAGATGAGTGTTTATGTACTTGCTGGACACGCCCGCACTATCTGCAAAATTTTGGCGATCTGGCTCATTCAATGCCCGCCAAAAAGCGTGCAAGTTCGACTGATTTTTCTGAGGCTGCATAACCTACCCTATGAGTACAGACTAGCTATCAAATATACCTAAAAAGTAAGTATAAATCAACCAATTTAGTATTTTACCTTTTGGGTATTTAAGTGCAGTATGAGTAGTCGGCTTTTGTCGGTTGCTGCGAGTGAGATCATGCTTGACGATATCTATGAGGTACGCAGAAAAAACGTACTGTCCCTACAGAAACAGTTCGGACTAGATCGGAAAGATTTAGCGGAAAAAATAGGCTTGTCTTATGCGCTAATGAGTCACTACATTGGGAAAACACCAACCAAGCGAATTGGTGACAGTGTTGCACGCAGGACAGAAGTCGCATTTAACAAACCTGAAGGCTACTTAGATCAAAACATGAGTGCATCCGTGAATCACTCGCTAACATTCCAATCAGATATTGCGAGATATGGGCAACAGTCCCTGCTGATCGAAGGCGTGCAACCGACCCGCTTAGTGCCAGTTTTAAGCTGGGTGCAAGCTGGCAACTGGACACCCGCTATTGCAGCCACTGAAGCGGACGCGACCGAATGGCTGCCGTGGTATCCGACTTGTGGCAAAAATGGCTTTGCGCTGATCGTATCCGGCGAATCTATGCTGCCAGACTTTCAGCCAGACGACCGAATTTATGTAAATCCCGATTGCGAAGTGGATAGTTTGCGCACCGGTGATCTTGTCGTGGTGTTTTGCGATGAAGACGGCACAGCCACGTTTAAGCGTCTGGTAGTCGAACCCAACAATATGCACCTAGAGCCACTGAATCCGAAGTACAAGGACGACAAGAAAATGAGCCTCAAGTATGGTTGCCGGCTTATCGGTAAAGTTGTTGGAATGCACCGTTATATTTGAAGCGATAGAGGCTCACATGGATACACACGCCTTGATGGGGCAAATAGACGCGCTAGAAATGATTCTGGTGCCACTGGCAAACAATCAGCCAAAACTCGTATTTGAGGTGATACAGCTACTTCGCAGCAATATGCCAGAGCTGTTAAGCGTGATAGAAAGTCGATCAAAACAACCGCTTCAACACAAGGCTGGTTTCTACGCAGAAATATCAAAAATCGAAAAAATCTGCACCGACTTATCAGTTTCGCCGTAAAACCTCGTCCTTTAGGTCGAGGAGGATGTCAATGCTGGCAATGGAGTCCAGCACACCGTCTTAGCTTTAACTGAGCAGCCATTTTTTTAATAACAGCCTTAATTTCAGGAAGATGGATCAAGCCCTGATAGGTTTGATTGTCCGAATTTTCATTTTTCACGTCTGACACGTCGCATCCCCCACAAAACCCGCCCACAGTGGCGGGTTTTTTATTGCCCTTAATATACCAGGGAAGTACACAAAAAAAGGCTAGGTATAAAAATAAACCTAAAAATCGTTTACCTTTTTACACCTATGGGGTATATTAAATCAGGCGCACACACGCAAAAAAAGGCCGCTCAGTTGTTTCAGCAACTAGCGGCCATGACCCCGAGTAGTACCCACGGAGCAAGCAGATTATGACGGATAGACCCCCAGTGGTGCAAGTGGTCGAAGTGACCGCAAACGGCATCTACGCCATGATTCGAGGCGAAGAACTCGCGTGGAACAAGTCGAAAGACGTGTTCTTCATTCGAGTCGGCGGAAAGTGGACTAAAACAGTCCCAAGCAAGTTTCAGCAGTCAGTGCTGAAAGACCGCCACGCAAGCCACGTCTACAAAGCGGCACGGATCGCCAACGCCGGTAACTTTCGCAAGACACAAAACTGGTTAGATAACCAAGACTTCCTATCGCGGGAGCGCAACGCATGAACGAATTCATCAAAAAAGCAATCTTATTGGGCGACACACTCGACACACTCGACGCGCTGCTGACCGCAAACGAATTCGATCAAGCCGTCCGCATGATCGAAACCGCGCTAGACAATGGCGACATGAGCCAAACCGCCTATAGCTGCTGGCACGCGCTAATCGCATCGGGTCGCCAGATTCACCGCGATACGCTTTTTGGGCGCACGCTCAAATCAATCGGCAACAACTACACCCCCGCAGAACTCGACGCACTTTGCACCGAGTGGCACGACACACAGGCCAGTCTTGAAGCGAGCGTGCGGCTATGAAAACCCTTGCGCTTGAATGTGCGTTTGCGCTTTTTGCGCTGTTGTGTGGCGCGGCTACATATGCCGCAAGTCTTGAAATCTACCTGATGGCGTGTGGGGTTTAACCCACCCGCTTAACCCGAATAAGGAAATTGATTATGATCATTTCAGATCAAGCAACTCACGAACAACCACCTTTTGATACGCACCCCGCTGTATGCGTATCTGTGATCGACATCGGTACACAACGCCGTGAGTACAAGGGCGTGGTCAAGATGCTACGCCGCGTCCGTATCGGCTTTCAGTTGCCAGATTGCCTGCGCACCATTGGCGAACATGCAGGCAAACCATTCCTAATGACCGAGTTTTATACCACGTCATTGTCGGAAAAGGCCACCTTATGCACGATTCTCGAATCATGGCGTGGGCGCAAATTTACCGAGGAGGAAAAACGCGGTTTTGACCTAAAAAACTTGCTTGGTGCGCCTTGTATGCTGCAAGTCATCGAGGGTAATACTGGCAAGGCTCACATCGGGGGCGTTACCAAAATGTACAAAGGCTTGCCCACCCCGCAAATGGTCGGCGGCACGCAATATCTAAGCCTAGATAATTTTGATCGAGCTGTTTTTGAAGGCTTGAGCGACGGTATTAAGGCGATGATTGAAGCAAGCCCTGAATATCAGCGACTCGACGACGTAGAACAAGCTTTCGGCTAACCCAACCAACCCGCCCCTAGAAATAGGGGTTTTTCAAAGGAATTTTAAAATGAGTCAAAGACCCTTAGCGAGTGATGTTGCTGGAGAAATCAGCGACTTTCTGGAGAAGCACAGCATGACGGCTTATCAGCTATCCATACTTGCAGGAATGAGCCATACCTGTGTACCTCAAATTCTGCTACGCCAAAACACCGGCGGGCGCGTCGAGCTGAAAACGCTAAAAGCGATACGGGCCGCGATGGATAACCACTTACAACCAGTGGCAGTGGCAGTGGCAGAAACCAGCGGACAGTCGCGGCTTCTTAGCGAACTGCTAAAACTGGCGACAAAACAGCAACTAGAGGCTTTAGTCTTGCAACTGAGCAAGTGAAGCAAACCAACAAAGGATG